TCAGCGCGAACATAGCTGGTGCAGATTGTGGGTGGCCACACCCCAGACATGCAGTGACTCAGTGACGGGGATCGCGAGGTAATCCGGGTTCTCAGGCTGCAGCCAGACACCGGCCGGCGTCACCTGCAGGCGCTTGACCGTCATCCCGCCATCGACGTAGGCGACGACGATGTGGCCGGAGCGCGCTTCCAGCGCCCGATTGATCACCAGCACATCGCCATCGTAGATGCCCGCCCCGATCATGCTCGGGCCCTCGACCCGGGCGAGATAGACATGAGGCGTGCGTAAGTCGATCAGCTCATCGATGGAGAGCGTCAGCTCCTCGTAATCGGCCGCCGGCGACGGGAAACCGGCCGGCACACGGGTGTCGACGTACTGCGAAAAGACAGGGGTCGGGCCAAGCTGGCCCAGGATGGTGGCGCGCATGGTACTGCTCTGCGATTACTGTATATATACACAGTAAACAACGAGCGCCGCACGCGGTCAATGTAGAGAGGCAGCCATCCGATAGCAGGCTGGAGGGGAAATGTGCGGACGCTTTAGCCAGTACCGAACGGCAATCGAATACCTGGAAGCGCTGCGGTATGACAAGCCGATCGACAGCGGTATCGACCCGGAGCCGATCAACCGCTACAACGTCGCGCCGCGCTCGAAAGTGATGATTTTCTACGAGACGAATGCAGACCTGCGCATGGCCAAGCTGCCGTGGGGTTATCAGCCGTTTTGGGCAGTAGGGAAACGGCCCCCAGCAATCAACGCCCGCGTCGAGACGGCAGCGACCAGCCGTTTCTTTCGAGACATCTGGACTACCGGCCGCACGCTGGTCGCGGCGGACGGCTGGTTCGAGTGGGTAAAGGATCCAGCGGACCCGAAAAAGAAACAGCCCTACTACATTCGCCGCCGCGACGGCGAACCACTATGGTTTGCGGCGCTCGCCCAGCTGGACCGCACCGGAATGAACGAGCGCGACGGCGATGGGTTCGTGATTATCACGGCGGACAGCGACCAGGGCATGGTGGACATCCATGATCGTCGACCAGTCGTGCTTGAGGCAGACCTTGCGCGCGAGTGGTTGGAGCCGGATCTACCGCTGGAGCGCGCCGAAGAGATCGTGCGCGACCTCGCGCTACCAGTCGAAGCTTTCGAATGGTTCGCCGTCGATCGCGCAGTCGGCAACGTGCGGAACGAGGGCGCTCACTTGATTCAGCGGATCAGCGATCCGGTTTTGTAGCCGCTGATCTGCGAGCGCTGGATCGGCTTCTTTGCCGCCTGATACTGTATGCATGTACAGGATCAGTGAGCCGCCATGTATTTCCAAGTCATCCCTCTGCGCGAACGAGGCGCACCCCGCGACAAGAAGGAGCTGCAGCAGGCCAAGCCAGTCTCAGGAGACCTGCGCATCGAGCACCAGCCAACACGCGAGTTCGGCAGGCCTTGCCGGGTAGCCTTCATATCCACAGGCTCGCCGGACGACGGGCCGTTGGGGATACTGTTCGACGCAGAGGTGCATTCAATGGCGCCGAACGGATTCATAGTGACAGGTGTTGAGTTGATTGATGGCGTCGCGTATGGCCAGTCATGGTTGTGCCGCGAGCGTTAGCGGAACACCTCACCAGCTCGCATCCGGCAGCCCGCCAGGTGCAAGCCAACATCTGTTGCTCTCTGTCAGGGCTGCACTGGCTGCATATATCGGCATACCGTGTCGTAGAAGCCGATGATTTCCTCTGACGCTCGAAGTAGACCCAGATCATCCAAGCTATCCACCGTCGCCTGCACAGCCCCCTCATCCGCCCGAGGGGAAATGGATGTGTGACGCCTAATGAAAGAAGCAAATTCCTCGCGAATATCCGCAGGAAGATCATTCTCCGGGCGGACATGGACCAAGCTCCCAGAAATCGCATCCACCAAGCGAAGCCGTAGGTCTTGAGGCCCGGCGAGCGTACTTACTGCGACATGCAACTTTCCCCAGCCATAGCTATAAAGACTCATCAGAACTCTCCAATCGGGGCAACAGCTTTCTGCATAGCACGGGCGGCAATGAATTCATAGGGAGACAGCCATGGACGCACGTTATTGGATAGTCGGAGCAATGTTTGGCGGAAGCAAGGACCAGCTAGATACATTCATCAAGCGGGGTTACTGGTACTGCTGGGACCCACGCAAAGCTCGGGATGACGAGATTCCCGAGCAGACCAGTGCGCTGTTTAAGCGAATACAAGTCGGCGATCGGTTAGCCGTGAAGAAGATGCTCGGCCGAGGCTCCCCATCAATGGAAGTTCGAGCGCTCGGCATTGTGAGGGACATCGACCAAGACGAATGGCGAATCTATGTCGACTGGCTTGTGCCCAACATGTCCCGGCTCGTTCCAATAAGGGGATGCATGGGCTCGATTCATGGCCCGCTCGACGGAGCAGACTGGGCCGATGTCTTTCGGATATGACGCGCCCACTCCTGCAGATACTCCAGCTTCGCCCGATCGCTGATCATTCCGCCTCACTGCTAAATGAGCCCGGCGCTGGTTTCACCTCTAGGCAGCCGCCAACTGGTCAAATCACCAGCTATCACTCACGACGCTGAACATAGTAGCGTTGTGCCTTCATTCAGTCGTCGGGAAAGGTCAATGGCAATCGAAAACGATGAAGCGATAGCTGTGGGCGTGGGCGCTGCAGCAGGCGCAGGGTTGGGTAGCGCCGTTGGAATATCTGGCGTCGGTGCAGCAGCTTCTGTGGCAGCAACTACAGCGATAGGAACCGCCGGCGCGGGAGCTGCAGCGACTACAGGTGCACTCGCCGCTGCTGGAGGAGGAACCGTAGCCGCTGGGGGAGCAGGAATGGTGGGCGGGGTGGGCTCTATAGCAGGTGCAGCTGCTACAGCAAGCGCTGTACCAGTGGTCGGATGGGTGGTTGGCGGAACAGTTGCCGTAGGTGCAGCAGCCTACTTCGGCTACAAAGGGTTTAAGAAATGGCGCAACTCCTAAGACTGCTATCGAATGTCGGCTAAGACATTCCTTGATTATCTTTCATATGTGACGGCAGGTCGGCGCGGAACAGCATTATGAGCGTGCCTTGCTTCGCTCATTGGGGTTAGTGGCACGCCTCGTTGGTCGCCAGCAGCTCGCGGATGTATCCCCTCGCCTGTCGGCGCTCCGCCAGCAGCGCCCTGACCTTCAGTTCCAGGCTGTCCGTCTTCCGCAGGTTGCGGGCAGCCCAAGGCGGCACTGCCACCGCATCAGTCCGACACGGAACGACCACCGGCACATCCACGCGCACAATGCGAGGCTCAGGCTCAACCGCCTGGCCAGCGCATCCCGCCAGCGCAACGACCATTCCCACCAACACCATCCGCTTCATAGCCCCAACTCCCCATCAATGATCGACTCCGCAGCAGCGCATGCATCACCGCCGGTCCGCTCCTGCTGCAGGCGGTTGGCGGCCTGATAATCCTTCTGTGCCGCCTCGCGCGCCCCGGCTTGGGCTTGCTTCGCCCTCTCCTGCCGCTGATTGGCCAGCACGCGCAGATCGGCGAGCGCCGCGTTCTGTTCGCTTACCTGCACCAGCAGATTGCCCCTCGTCTCCCGGCAGGCCGATAGCTTCCCGAAGGTATCTGTCGAGGCCGCGCGCTCGGTCTTCAGGTCACCCTGCAAACCGGAGACCCGTAACTGCTGCGCGCCGGCGACCACCACCAGCGCGATCAGCCACCAGAGCCATGACGGGATCAGCTTCAGCCAGGCGCTCATTTCCGACCACCGTGCTCGAGGCTGAAGTGGTTGCCGTCGTTGAAACGGCCGCCCCAGGTGCCGCCGAGGCTTTCCCAGTATTCGCCGAGGGCCGCGTAGTCTTCGCTGCGCGTCAGGTACTGGCCATCCTTGAACAGGTTGAAGTCCACAGCCAGCCGCTCCTTGTGCAGCGATCCGGCCGAGCTGTAGGACTTCTTCTCGCCAATCGCGCCGTGCACACGCGGGTCACGGTAGGCATCGCCGAAGGTCAGTTCGTAGCCCTCCTGGTAGGCGTACTCGATCAGCAGGCCGACCAGGCGAGTAAAGCGGCGTTGCTTCTGTCCGAGCGTTTCGGTCATGGTTGCCTCCACAAAACAAAAAGCCCGCACAAGGCGGGCCGGGGGTTATCAATGGTCAAAGCGAATGTTCAGGCGTTTGCAGCCGGGTGGGCGGCTCAGGCGATCCGGGATGCAATACCTACCGAACTTGATTTCATGCACGCAGAGCTGGGCCCCAAAGACAGAGCCGCAGCGCTACAGGAGCTGGAGCGGATCGCCAATCAGCTGCTGGCAGAGGCCATGCGGCTGGAAGCGCTTTAGAGATGCTGCTCGGTTACTGAGACGGAATGCACCCAGCTGATTCGATGATTGCCGGCAACTCAGCATCAAGCCTGTCGTAGGCCTGGTTGATGCCGAGGTATGCGCCAGCCAGGCCGGTGCATAGGCCGAAGAGGGTCAGGGATAGCACTTGTTTGATTGAGGCGCGCATTGCAATTCCTTTTGCGTTTGGTGGCCGCTGATCGTGCCGGAACGAAGCCGCCCTGCCCGTGTGCCGTCGCACAGATCAGGAAAACACCAAGGTGTGCGTGCCCGCCGGGATGGGGTTAGATGCCAGCGGGTACAGCGCCCACCAAGTGCCGTAGCGAAAAAAACCCGTCAGTGGCGTGCCGCCATCGATCTGCAGCGACGTGAACGGCGGTGCCGAATAGTCGCCCCTGACCTCGATGTACAACCTGTGGACGATCCCCTCATAGCGTTCGTAGAGGACCGCGAGAATTTCCCCATTCGCCCCCTCGATAGCAGGTGCACCCGGAATGGCACTGGCGCCGGCCGGACTGATCGAGCCGAAATTGCCGGCCTCGTAGCCTCCCCAATCCGGCCCGTCGTAGGCGGCTACAAGGGTGATGCCGGCCTGTGGTGCCTTGCGCGGAAACCCCGCCACCACGCCGGGCATCATACTGCCACCGTTTGGCCGATAAGGTCCCATTCCAGACCTCCCAGCTTTTTGAGGGTGACTGTCATCCCTGCCGTGAGCTTCAGACTTCCCCCAGAAGGCGGAACGATCACGACGCCGGATAGAGGCACGATTGTGATAGGGCCAGCGGCCCTTATCGTGATCTCCGCACCGTCAGGGCTACTCACGGTGGTCGTGTGTCCAAGGTACAGGGCGATCTCCGCCGCCACGTTGTGGCGCAGGTACTTACCCAAGTCTGCCGTAGTAAGTTCTTTGGTGGCCCCTACGAACTCTACAGAAGAGAGCATAGCGATTTTGTTTGGCCCCCAGTAAAGCGTGCCAGCCGCGTCCATGCTCATCCTGCGAACAACGTACCCTCCCCAATGAAAAACCAAGGCGGGCCGCACCCACTCCGGGGTGCTGCCTTGAGAAGAGGTCAGCAGCCCCGATTCTCTCAGCTCCAACCCACCAACATAATGGAGCGTAGACCCAGGGTCACTTGAGATCGGCATATGTGCTGCGTTCTTACCAATCCCCATCCCAGACGGACTGACCGTTAGTTTGGTAGAAGGGTCAAAGTTGCCGGTATGCCAAATCTCCTCCCACGGGAGGAATTGAGGGTTCGACTCCACGCCGAGAAACAGTCTTTCCCAAATGCGCACCCTCCCCGCGAACTCAACGTACTTTTGCTTGAAATAGGCACCTGCTGCCAAATCCGTTTGGTCGAGGTAGCCATTACCCGCGCCCGGTGGCTGGTTTATAGGGTTATTGCAATAGTACAAACCGCTTGGCCTGGGCTCATTCAAGTCCGGTTGTACCAAACTTTTTGCGCTTCCCCCAATGCCAAACAACGCCATCGCCAACCGCACAAACGCCGTGTTCGCGATGGTCGTGTCGTTGTCATCTGACGCAGCCGTCGGCGCGGTCGGGCTTCCAGTAAACGCAGGGCTATCGAGAGGCGCCTTCAGCCCCAGTTGCGCCTGCAACTTCCCCAGCGCCGACAACACCGTATCCGCTGCGGTGATCGCCGCCGAGCTGAGTAGGCTCAGGCCCGTCAGCACCGTGTTGCGCACCCGATGCTCGCTGAAGTACAGATTCGTCGAACCTTCGGCCAGCGCGTCCGTGGTACCTGGCGAGGGGTTGATCTCGGCGTAAACAGAGCCGGTCCAGCGGTACTGGCGAGTGGGGTTCGCCTGGGTGCCCTGGTTGACAGCGATGTAGATCTTTCCGCCCTCGCCCGTTGCGGGGAAGTCGTCGCGGGTCGGGAACTCCAGCACGTCGTCGACGTAGCTCGGCAGTTGGCTGGACGGGATGCGGGCGTACTCGTCCAGCGTGGCCACGCCACCGGATACGCCGCGCTCGGCGGTGTCGATCTTCTCGTCCAGCGCTGCCTGTAGGCCGCTGACGGTATCGATCGCCTGGGTACCGGTGTGCGTGGCGCGGTCGCGCAGCTGAGCGTCGGTGGCGTTGGCCGTGGCGCCTGCCTCGATACCTCCCAGCTTCGCGCGCTCGGCATCGGTCATCAGCGATTGCCCTTCGGCCTTGTCCACCTTGCCGGCCAGGCCCAGCGCCGCGTTGGCCGGGTAGCCCACGATCATGCCCGAGCCGTTGGTGACGTAGACATCGTGCCCCTGCCCGGCGCGCACGTAGTAGATGGCATCGGGCTCCAGCACGGCCGGCAGCGCGGCTACCACCTTGTGATGTTTTACTGTGGCCATGCGATCACCAGTTAGTGGTTGCCCAGCGGCTGCCCACACCTACGCCGTTGAACAGCAGGCCCTCGGCGTCCTCGCCCAGCTTGTCGAGCGTGGCCTTGTTGGCGTGGCTGTGGGCCATGCTGACGGCGTTGTCGATCTGCGCCGGCGTGCTGGTGGGCCCGCCCTGCAGGTCGCTCCACTGGAGCACCACGTCCATGGATTCGTATTCGGCGATCTTGTAGGTCGTCTCGGAATCGAACGCATAGGCATAGAGGGCCGAGCCAGCGGTCACGGTCGGGTCACCGGTGGCGTCCACCACCAGGATCATGGCGTTGGCTTCGAGGGTGGCGATCAAGGCGTCACGGGCGGCGATATCCGCCACGATGGAAACCGTGCTGGCAGCACCGGACCAGTTCGCCAATGCGGCATCGATCAGCGCGTTGATCATCGCGGTGTTGCCGACGGCGCGTGCCTCGCCGGCGTTGTTGGTGAGGTAGCTTTCCGCGTAGTTGCCGTTCTCGACGTAGTAGAAGGCGTTGGCTTCGAGGCTGCCGGGCAGCGTGGTGACCTTGTAGAACTTGACCTGGGCCATGTGGCCTCCTGTTTACCAGTGGTTGATTTCCCACGACTGCGGGGGGACGTAGAGGCCGTTGGGCCTGTTGGTCAGTTGGTTGTCGGGGTCGGGGCTGATGGCGGCGCCGTCCGTGCCGTTGCGCCCGGGCGGGCCTTGTTCGCCGGCGGTGACGACCAGCGTCTCGGTCTCCGGCTCCAGCGCCACGGCGTATTCGGCGCCGGCCTCGATAACCAGCACTTCGGGATCACCACAGATGGCGACGTTCATGTGGTCACCTCGCGGCTGACGGTGACCTTGCCCTGCAGATAGCGCTGCACGGTGCCGTCGGCATACTCGACCTCGAGGTCGTACACGCCTTCGGTCCATGTGAGGGCGGCGGTTTGCGCGGCGCTGAGGGTGCGCACCAGCGTGCCGGGGCCAGTGATGGCCAGGCCGCCGTTCTCGGTGGTCAGCTCCAGCAGCAGCGCACCGCCTATGCCGGCGCGGAACTGCATGCGGGCCGTGGCACCGGTAAGGTCTACGGGCGGCTTGTAGATCAGCTGCCCGCCGCTGGGCGCCAGGCCGAACGCCGAGAGCGCGTTGATCTCCAGCGTCGACTCATCAATTACGGTGACGCGGTGCGGGCGCTCGCGGGTGGAGCGGTTGAGGCCCTGCAGGCCAGTCGAGCCCTCCACCCAGGCGAGCCAATTGCCCGGCAGGCCGTGGTCGACGGAGAGGCGCACTGGTGATCCGCCGATGGCGGTGATGGGCCGGTATTCCAGGCGCGGCTGCATCAGCCGCAGGGTGTCGCGCAGGGTGGCGCCCTGCACGATGTGCAGATCGAGTTTTGCTGGCTGCATGATTGCTCCGGGCGTAAAAAAGCCCACCGGAGTGGGCTGGGCTACAGGTAGAGATTGAGGGGTCGAGCCGTGAGGTTCATGCCAAAGCTCTCGTAGTCACCGCCACCAGGCGGATACGCCCAGCCGCCGGCATCGATCCAGACGTTGGTGGCGGGTGGCAGCGTGATGACCGTAACCCGATCATCTGCGCCCTCCTGATTCACCGTGAGGCCGAGCTGCGCGAAGCCCTCGAGGAACAGATCGAAGAGGAGCCCGCTGACCCAGAATGCGGAGGGGTCCAACCGGATCGACCACGTCTGTTGGCTCCAGTTGGTGAAGACCAGCGGCAGCGGGCCATGCGCGAACCCATCCTCGTACACGCCCTCAATTAGCGCCGGCAGGTTTACCGTGATGGTGCGGGGATTCTCCGCACCACGGTCCGTGGTCGCGGCGTATGCCCTGTCCTGAACGCCAATGGTATGGGTGTGAATGTCCGGCACCAGCACGCCCCAATCGCGCAACGGCAGGACCAGGCGCGCCCACCTCAACACTTGCTCCCAGTCGGTATGGGCAACCCACTCACAGGCGCTGCCGTTATCGATCATCTGCAAGCACCGCTGCCCTACGCGCGCCGGTGCCGAGGCTGGTGCGCCGAAGAACGACGTGTGCGCTTCTTCGGTGATCATCTCGACGAGCGTGTCGTCGGTGCCGCCACCGCCCGACGCCATGGACGCCAGGGTCTCGGCTGTGACATCGCAGTAGATCACACTGCCTGCCGGCCATTCCTGGTCGGCGGTCCCTTCCCGCGCCCGGACCAAGGTTGCGGCGCCGCCCAGCACCACTGCGTCCGCGATCTCCCAGCGCGTCGCACCGCTCGCCGCGTCGGCCAGGGTCAGGCGATATTCGCCATCAGGCAGATCGAGCGGGCACGCGGTAGCGCCCTGCGGCAGGGATATCTCGCGAAGCCAGTTGTTTACGAATGTCAGCATGGTCAGCACCAGGTCACAGGGTATGGATAGTTGCGGCGGATAGCGCCAGTCAGAGGATCGGCGGAGCCGTACATGTTGCCGCCGTTACCGGTGACGAAAACGCTGTTATCCGCTCGGCCACGACAGCAGGCGTTGCCGTAGAAATAGGTGGCACGGGTCTCCACCACCACGTCGGAGACTCGCCGCCTATAGGTTGCCGCCACACGTAGGCATTTCAGCTGCCTGGAGTAGCTGTACACGCTGACGACGAGGTCGAGGTAGATGCGCTCACCGGCGGGCGCGGAGGTATCCTCAAGCGGAAAACGGCCGTAGCTACCACCCCCGATGATTTCCCATTCGCCCGGGAAGTCGGCGAGGATGTTCGTGCCATCCAGCGTCACCTGGAAGCTGCGATCGTCTGTGCGGGACTCATCGGTGTTGTCGCTGCCCGAGAACACGCCGGCGCCGGACGTCCACGAATAGTCCTGCGTGCCATCGGTGACCACCTGAAGCTCAAAGCGCGAGACAACCGTCCCATCCTCAATCAGGTTGATGGCCTTGGAGGCTGCGAAGTGATCAGCCCCGGACAGGAAGGATGACACCTGCGCGCCCTCGTCCGTGACGATCTGGCTGGTGACGCCCCATGATGCGGTGCGCCAGTACACATCGGTGTCGACGTCCTCGCTCCACACCTCGGCGATCCGTTCGCCGTCGAAGTAGCCGCCCACCACGCGACGCCGGGTGGCCGATCGCTGCCCCGAATACGGCAGCGTGAAGATATGCCCTTGAGGGAACGGTGCGCCGGTCTCCGCCTGGTCGATCACGATGACGCTGTAGTTTCCCTCGGAAACCCCCTGAGCGAAGGCGCCGAACTCCCAGTTACCGACATCATAGATCGCCGTCCCGGACTCGCTGCTGGTGATGGTTTCAGCCTGGCCCTGGCCTACCACGTCGGCGCTAACTGGCGACAGGTTCGGGTAGTCACCCGAAATGGTCAGCTCCCTTAGCCAGCTGCCCGGGGTGCAATACAGCGCTCGGGCGCCTGTCGGCACCGCGTCCAGGAACAGCGTGCTGTTGCCGAGTGATGGGCCAGCGATGCGGAATGACTGCGGGCTGTTCGATTGCCGGCTGCGCCTGGCAAGCACCTGGGTGCGAGTCACGAACAAACTGGTCAGCGATATGTTCACCAGCAGGTTCTGCGTGGGGGTGTGCAGCGCGAAGTTATAGGCCAGCTCCCCTGACGACGCACCAGCCCTGATTCCCTGTATCTGGATGACGGCAAAGCGCCGCCAATCGCGACCGAGCTCATCCTCCATATCATCCGGCGTATCGACCGCCCTGGGATCACGGAACAGCACTGCGCTCTCTTCCGTTCCGCGGGAAAACGTCACGCCTGCCGGGAACGGGTTCAGGATGCGGCCGCCATGGGTGGTGAGCCGAACCTCATTCCCTGGGCAGCTAGTTTTCCCTTCCAGGGTCGGAAACTCGACGAAGCCGTGATACCCAAGACCAAAGCGCACCACGCGCCCCGGCATCGACTCTTCAAGCGGCGAGTCGAACATCAGGGCTCCTCCCTCACCGGCATGGCGAAGTTCATCTGTACGGCGGCGCCAGTTGCGTCAGTCATCAACAGTGATTTCAGCGGCAGGACCTCCATGCTCAGCAGATAGTCCTGCGAGTAGATGTACTGCGACTGCTCTTCCGTGTAGTAAACGCGCGAATCCGCCACTTCGGTCAGCGGGCTGGCGATTCCTCCGCCTGCTGCGGCAGGCGCTTGGTACACGCCACTACCCCGCCGCGCCGGCACGCCGCCGACCGGGTCGACGGTGCGCAGGGTTTTGCGGTTTGCAGGCGGGTTTGCCAGGCTGTTGATGTCATCGACCAGTTGCTTGCCGCGCCGTCGCTCTTCCATTGCCGCCCCGCCAGCACGCCGGCTGGCCTCCATCGCCGCACCACTCGCGCGACGGGACGCCTCCATGGCCGCACCAGAGGCGCGGCGGCTGGCTTCGTTACTCATCGCCATGTCATAGCTCCAGCAGATCGTTGGGGATGCCGACGCAGTAGATCGCTTCGGCGCTCGCGGTGCGCTCGTCGCGGTACTCGGCCGGGATGTCGCGCGACTCCAGGTCGAAGCGCCGCGGGTAGTGCTCGGCCGGCTCGTTGTCGCTGATCGAGTAATTACCGGCGAAACCCATACGTTCCTCGTCGTAAGGCGGGATGGGGAAACCGGTGTAGGGGTCGAACTGCCGACCGCCCAGCTGTGTTGGCAGCTCACCACCCAAGCCCCTGAGCGGCGGCAGGCTGGTGTCAGGTGCGCCCGGAACCACCAGCGGGTCACTAATACCGCCGCCGCGCATCACGGCGATGCTCAGCGTGGTCACCGCCTCACCCGAGGCGAGGTCGAAGCTGTCGTGGATGCGCCGGCATTTTCCGGTTGCACGAGCGCCTTGATCATCGAGCGACAGGGTGTGCGTCAGGTCGATGCCAAGCGCCAGGCTAGCCGGCACGGCCCAGCTGACGGTTGTGCCGCGGTGTGCGGCGACGATGTCGGTCTGGCCGCGATGCAGCAGGCAGCGCAAGGCCGCTACGCGCCGCGCCTCATCGGACAGGTCGCCCGGTTCGGCTGCCGGATCCGTGACAAGCGATCCCTCCCAATCGTCCGACCGGGCGCTTTCGATTTCGAAGCTCGCACTGTCCCGACTGACTCGCCGCGTGTCTGGGTTTTCGCCTTCGGCAGTGGTGAGCGTGAGTGTGTAGGACTCGGTCACGGTCTGCGACCAGCGCCGGCCGCCGGAAGCCGTGGCACTCAGCCACAGGCCCTCTACGGTGTTGACCCAGGGCGAGCCATCGCCGCAGGGGTCGCTCATGCTCAATGGCAGCTGGAAACCACCCACACGGCCGATCATCGTCAGGCCGGCGCCGGTAACCGCTCCCTCAATCATGCTGGTGTCAGGCAGCTCGGTTGACCACACGCGCCAGCCGCAGAACCCGCCAACGGCGCCCTGTGCGTGCGGGTGCGACCAGCTGTAGCTCTCGATCAGCTGCTGCAGGCGCGGATAGCGGTAGCTGACCTCGATCTCCACCCGGTTGGTGATGCTGCCGAGCTCGGCCAGCTCAACTTCGACCGACTGGTAGAGCGTGGTACCCGGGCCGAACACGAAGTCCGGCCGGCGCGCGTACCAGCTGGTGACCCGCAACGCGCCCGTAGGCGAACAATCCAGACTGGCCGCCCGGGTGCTCATTCGCTCCAGCGCATAGTCCCAATGGCTGCGCCCGGTCGTTGGCTCGTACAGGTCCGCCGACCAGTAACCACCCACCAGCGCATCGATCGCCGCGATGGACATGGCCTCGCCACGATATTGCAGCTGGTCGCTGCACTCGCAGTGAAGCAGGCGCGTGATGGGGTTCCAGGTCGGACCGCTGATCTGGCCGGTAAAACGCCGGGTTTCAGTGGTTTCGCCGGAAGACGTGCTGATGTAAACCAGGATGACGGTGCGGCCGATCCAATCCGTCGGCACCACCGGCACACCGGGCGCGATGAGCAGGTCGAACCCGGCGATGCCGGCGGCGCCCTCCTCTCGGTCGACGGTGATAGTGCCAGTGAGCTGGGCAGTGACGTCGGACCCGGCCACCATCAGCCGCAGTGCCCACACGAACGACTGGCCACGCACCACGTACTCGGGCTCGGCGGCGCCGCCCGGCAGGCTGTTGAGCGACCCAGCGTTGAGGGGCGATCCGTTGAGCATCAGGCTTCTTCCCAGTTGAGCGACCAGCCGTGGGTGGCGGTACCGGCGCTTTGCGTTTCCGAAGGCTGCTCGGCGAACACCGAGAACACCGGCATGTAGCAGGCCTGGTACAGCGTGGCGCCTGGTACGGGCGGAATAGTCACCACACCATCCTCATAGCTGCAGGGCACGGTTACCCATTCCCCGCCTACCAGCGCCTGCGCCCAAGGCGCCACGTCCAGGCGCGGTGTACCCAGCAGCGTAAAGGTCGGGCCTTCGCCGACCAGACTCATCGTCTTGGTGCTGCGCAGCTCCAGCGGCTGCGAGTAGTCCAGCCCTGCCAGCCCCGGCGGCATCCAGCCAGAGCCGGAAATGCTGCCGGCCGAACGCTGCCAGTGCTGCATCTTCACGCCCGCGCCATCGCTCATGCGCAGCACAGTGGAACCACCAATGGGCCCGATACTTTCCTCAGGCGCACCGGCGTGCAGCACGATCGGCACGCCGCCGAGCATGATTCGTGGTTTGGGCATTCGAGGCTCCAGAAACAGGAAGCCCCGCGGGTGCGGGGCTGTTGGCATTGTGTACTGCTAGCTCAGCGTTCCGAACGCGATAGCCGAGACGGCGCTGATCTTGCCGCGCCACAACGCGTGTGGAGAAGTCATATTGCTTGGGGTGGACAGGCTGGCGTTTTCCAAATGAATGAAATATGGACCCGCCGCGTCTGCTGGGTTCTCTCCCACCGGTTTGAAAGAAGCCGCCCAATCGGCGAGCACGCCGTACACTGGCTCACTTCCAGATGTGCGGAAAGAATCAGACAGCTTCTGGAAATACTCCGCGCCACTAATAACCCTTCCTGCCACCAAACCGCCGGGCGTTGTCAGAATCACTGACATGCCCGCGCCTGCCTCAGCAATTTTGACCACATTCTGGATTAGCCAGTCGTTTCCCTCGATCGGCGCATCCACTCCGATTTCAAACGTTTGCACACTGTCAGTCATGGTCATTTCTCGTGATGAGTGAGCCCGGATAATAGCCCTCAGATACTGAAAGGCCACTACCGATGCGTTCGAGCGAATTTCCTAGCTGCCAAGCGAAGCTCGCTGGCACCACTGCGATCGACATACACCGTTTGCGTTATCCCTCCGAGGTTGAGATCCACTTGACCCAAATGCGGGAACTCCGGCCCCGCAGCAGCATCCAGCAGCGCCTGGCTTGGCGCCGGCACGTTCGGGACGAAGCGTGGCAGCGGCACCACCGGCCCGCCGTTGGCGTAGCCGCGGCGCTGGATCTGCTCCAGCGTGGCGCGGAAACCGTTGCGGCGGATACGCTCGAGGAAATGCAGCGCCCCCGGCTCGCGCACCACCTCCTGCGGCTGCACATGCTCGCCCGCGTGGACGATACCGGCCGGCTGGTACTTGCTGCCGGGGCCGGTGTAGCCGCCGTAGGCGAAGCCATCAGGCGTTACCGCGCCTGGCAATGCGGCATCGCCAACAAACCGCACTGGCACGACAGTCATCTTCGCCCAGGTCGCAACGAAGTCCATGATCTGCTGAGTGATCCCGGCGACTGACTGCTCATCAACCACAGCAGTCACCTCAACCGGCGGCGATTCAGCCTCGATCGATACAGGAGCGATGACCGCCTCGACGACAGGCTTTTCGCCTTCAGGAAAAACGACTTCCTTCAGCACAAAATCTGCCGGGAATTGTGGCGTTTCGTTGAGCAGCACATAGCCGTCTTCGTCTTTTGACCCAGGTACACGAAGCGGATCCTTCGGCAATGTCCGGGGCTCGATGGTGACGCTTGCGCCTATCGTCGCAGCCCACTTCTTCAGCTTCTCCGTTTCCTTGGCGAGCGCAGCATCATCGATGCTAGGAGTGATCTTGAAGTTCTTGAGCGCTTCAAACTCCGCCTTCCATTCCCGAGTTTTTTTGGTGGCCTCCTCCAGGCTACGCTCGGCATTCGCGACCGATATTTGATCTGCTTCTTGCTCAATGGATTGAAGGCTCTGAATGAATCCGGCGAAGCCGTAGGTGTTTTCCCCGGCCTCGGCCAGGTCCAGCAGCATATCGAGGGCGGCCTGAGCGTTCTTCTTGGCCCGCTCGACGTCGCCGCCGGCCAACGCCTGCTTGGCTGCATACTGCAAGGACTGCGCGTTGGCGTAGCTGGCTGGCCCCCGCACGCCGGCACCCAACCGATCCATCGCATCACGATAGCGCTTCTCGGTCTCCAGTTGCTCGTTGCGAGCCTTCGACAGCGCAGACGCCGCCTTGCGCTGCGCAGCTACCTGCTGATCAAGAGCGTCCTTGAACTTGACCGTCAGGTCCTTGATGATGGTATTGAAACTAGCGGCATATGCTCGCTCTCCGGCGAGAATTTTCTCGTTCAGCTCCTCTCGCTCATCGGCAGCACGTCGCTCGGCATCGGCGACATTATCGACCGCCTTGATTGCTCCCTCTTCCCATTTTTTGTATTGCCCGTATAGCAGCTCAAGGGCTTTACCGGAGAGGCCGAGGCGCTTTAGAACCGACTCCGCATACGAGTCAAGAATGGGAGTTACGTCCTTTCCGCCTTTGGCGATTGAATCCAGAGCTGCGGAAAGCCCATCAAGCTCCTTGACAGCCTGAGCAGACAGTCCAAGCAATTTGTCGATAGAAGAAACCACTCTATCGATCGAGTCTGACAGGGTGCCCTGAGCATCGGCGACTGTGACCCGCATGTTATCAGCCAACGCCAACAGCGCTTCCGATTGATCGGAAAGAGCGGACACTACTCTCTCGGTCGTCAGCTCTCCAGCATTCGCCAAGCGAATCAGTTCAGCGCGGGTAACGCCCAAGCCATCAGTGAGCGCCTGCGTGAGCGCCGGTGATCTTTCTAGAATCGCGTTGAACGCTTCTCCGCGAATAACGCCAGTCTGCAACCCTTTACTGAACTGGTTAATTACGGCTTCTGCTTGCTCGCCAGTGACCTTGTTGGCCACAAGTCCTGCCGAAAGGGCTCCCACCATGTCGGTAGTAGCGCGAGCGGAGAACCCCATTTCCCGCAGCGGCCCAACGGAGCCGAGAAACAGTTCTGAGGTTTGAGTTAGCGGAATGCGGACCCGCTTCGATATTTCCTCAAGACGCGCCTGCGCGCGTTCGTATTCCTCCTGCACAGGCAGCGCATTGCTCATTCGGTCCTTAAGCTCACCAACCGCGTCGGTGATGCCGAAGAACGCGCCGGCAGAGCGCTGAACGGTATAGGCCGCCGCAACGGCCCCAGCCAGCTTCGTGCCTATTGCAGCCAGGCCTTCAGCGCCCGTGGCTGCTTCTCCGCTGATCTCCCTTATTGACCTCTTCGTCTCGGCCAACCGTGCCTGGTATTGGATTTCAGCCGACGCACGCTCGGTTGCAGACAGCACACCGGACTGCGTCAGGCGCTTGTAGTCGGAATTGAGCGCCGCCAGCTGGGCGCGCAGGTCACGCAGGCGCGTTACTCCGAAGTTATCCATGGCCGTGGTGATGGCCGCATCCGCCTTCCCCTTGCCAACAGTCGCGGCAAGCGCCGCTTGCAGGCGCTGCTGTTCAGCAGCCAGGTTTCTGGTATCCACCCCAGCGGCCTGCAGCTCGGCGCGTTGCGCCTTCACCTGCTGCTTCTGCCGTTCAAAGGCCTGGGTTGCCCTGACGAGAGTCCGTTCCGCTTTGGACAAGTCCCGATCAAGCGACGCAACCGGCTGGCCGGCTGCGCTGATCGCGGTCTTCAGCTCGTCTACCCGGCGCTTGGCAGCAAAGAACTCGGCGGCGGCACCCTTCGCGCTCTCCTGAGTGCGCTGTAGCGCGTCGATCTGCCGAACCGGCTTCTCGATTGCCTTCACCAGGTCGGCATATTCCTTCCGGAATCCGCGCACGCCGGCCGTCGCGCTGTTGGTATCAGCCGTCAGCCTCAGCTCAACATCAGTCATCAGGTGTCACCCTTTCAGACAGCGCACGAACAGGCGCCAGGGGTAGTGGATTGCGTTGTGGTGGCCGAGCCGTCCGAGAATCGAAAGACAGGATTCGAGTTCGCTCAGCGCCCGCTCTGGGCTTTGGCCAGCCGACCCAGAGCGGCAAAAAAATCCGGGTTCAGCTCCTTCGCTTTCGCGATGATCTTGCGCAGCTCTGTTCCGGTCAGCTCACTCATCTGCTCACGGCTCAGATTGGCCAGAACGGACAGGTCCGTCAGCCGGCACTCTTCAAAGAGGTGAACATCCAGCTGGTAGTGAGCCAGCGCGTCTGCATCGGCATCATCCCCCGGCCAGGCGGTTGCCATCATCAGCTGCCGCATTTGAGCGACTGTGAGCTCTGACACCACCACATCACGGGCAGAGTCGCCCTTGCCGACAGTGACCACGCCTTTTGCTGCTGACTCGCTCATACATTTCTCCGAGCAATAAAAAACCCGCCGAAGCGGGTTTGAAATGATCCATGTCTGTTATTTGCTGATCCCTGCCAGACCACCTAAAAGAAGGACCGATAAGAAACCGATTGTAATCAGGATCAACAGTGCTGGAATGGCGGCTATTGACCACTTCACCATGAACCAGACCATCGAATTGAAGCTCATCTGCGCATCGACAATGACTACGGGTTGGGCACCTCGATTGTCGGCGGCCATCTTTTTCACGTGAGGCGCAACGAAGTTAGCTAATGCCTGAGCCTGCTCCGCCGCCCGGGCTTGTCTTTGCGCCTCAACCGACCGAGCGTAGCCCTCATAATTCACGCCGCATTTCACGCAATCATGCGGGCCTCTCTGAACCTCACTCAACGTCGGCTCATAGCGACATTTCGGACACTGCATCTGGTTTCCCTCCCATGTGATATGGCCGGGAATGTACCAAAACGCCAGCACCAAAGCCCAGCACTAGGCTGGGCTCTGTAACAGCTTTCGAATTACGCCACGCTACGCTTTCGGCCGGCAACAGCGGACAGAATCTCAGGCAGGTGCTGATGGCCGATGACGACATTGTCACCGATCACCGTAGCCAGCCGATCCGGGGTGACCACCAGCGCTTCGGGCGAGACTGGCTTCACATCCACAGCACCATAAGGAGTGAAGCTCAGCAGCAGGCGCGTGCTCATCATCTGCTCCAAGCCGAAGCGCTGAGCAACGGCCAGCCAGAAACAGAAAGCCCCTCGCAAGGAGGGGCTTCGTTAGGCTGTTCTATTGCAGGCCAGACGCTGGTAGACACCTTCAGAAAGCACCGAAAATCTCTTCAATGTCCAAAGTTGGATGGACCGTTCTGGCCAGAAACAGACCCATAACGTCCTCAACGCCGGGGAGCCTGGTCACAAGCTCCTTGGCTGCTGCATAGTTCGAGCCTCTCGTAATCACATCGTCAACCAAAATCACGGTTCGCTTGAGAGGCCGCACAAGGTGGGCAGGATCCAAACCTAGAGTTTGGAGGATTTCATCGGGTCTCAGCCTGCCTCCTTCGTGCTGAGAGTCTCGCTCGACAACTTGATGCAGAACAGGCCTGATATCGAGGCCGACGCGAATTCCTGCAACCGACTGCAGGACGCGCAACATTCGATCGTCATATAGCTCATGCGTGAGCGGTTTCGAACAGGGAAGCGGGACGAACGTGACATTGGCCAGACAGTAATCCCACTGAAGGTTGCTGTCGGCAATCTCCCGCCCCCAGTAAGCAATCGCTCTGGCCTTATACCGCAACTGCTGAGCAGGCGCGTTAGGTCTTTTCTTGAGATTGTAGATTTGCTGGTTGGTCTCGCTGGCCTGATACCCACCGCCAGCGGTGTACTCGCCAAGGTGATAGCACTGATCATCTGCAGTGAGGAATCTGAACTCACTCGGGTCAAGCTTTGACAGTCGCGGCACTGTTCAGGACTTCCATGATCTGAGAGACGTTTTTCACACGAATAGCACCTTGCCTTTCGTATTTGGCTGGCCAAGTTAGCTCTGGATTCCGGAAGCAACTTTCCAGAATGAAGAGCTTTCGGCCTTGGGCTAAGGCGGCCCGAGCCTGCACTAGGGTCCCCGAAGTGTTCCCCGCCTCCACAATTACAGTCGCCTGCGTCAACGCGGACATCGTGACGTTACGGGCAGGGAAAAACAGCCGGTTTGTCTTGTAGTTCTGTTGTGCGTAGCGGAGGAACGGAACCTGAGAGATCAACAAGAATTTGTCTGCGATCTCTTCCTGCAGCATCTTGTTTTCCCGCGGGTAGTAGTCGAAAAGCGGGGTACCAATAACCGCTATGGTTTTGCCATTCGCAGCCATCGCAGCGGTATGGGCCGCGGTATCGATCCCCTTAGCCAGACCTGATACGACGGTATAGTTTTCCCGAACCAAGGCATGAGCAATTCGCTTGGCATTCAGCTCGCCTTCGGGGCTCGGACTACGTGTTCCCACAATCGCAACTCCCGGTGTTTCCACCAGCTCCCAATCACCTCTGTAGTAAAGGACCTCTACAGGATGATCAGCATCGCGCAACTTCTTCGGGTATTCACCAGCACCATTGACGCGAATGCCCACGCTCCTCAAGCGCTCCTCACCTAGCATTTCTGTCAGCTTTTGAAGCGCCGAGTCAATCTCCGCCTGCGGCACGAGTTCGGAAGGCAACGAACCAGGGTTATTGCGAAAAAGGTCGGCAAGATTGGCGAACCATGCGCCCTGCCCCTGCCAAAGCGACTCGTAGGCGCACATTTCGTCTAGAGGGACGACAGGCGCCGCTGCGAATAGGTTAGCTAGAGAGGCACTGGTCATAGAAGTCATGGCAAATAGATCGTTAAGCATCCGATGCTCTGCGGCCGTGTAACGGTTACACGATTGTATATCAATACAACAAAGTCTGAGTTGTCGGCCAGTGGCTTTCTGGTGGTGGCCTGAAACCGGGACCGTGTATGTGACCAGGTTCCAGGCGAAAGGGTTGCAGCCGGCCGGTGGCGCCAGATTACGCAGCTACTGGCAGTTCCTTCTTGATGCGGAAGTACTTCGACTTGCCCGCACCGACCTTCGACGGATCGCTGATCACCTTGCAGGTGGATTCAGCGCCCATGAAGTCGTCGACGTTGAGCCAGTCCTGGGAGCTGGCCGGGTTGAGGCGGCATTTCCAGAAACGGGCCTCGATGCGCTTCTTGGTGCCGGCCGCGTTCTCGCCCTCGAACAGCAGTTCCAGCTCCAGGCCGGAGTTGGTCAGCGCCTCGACCACGTCCACCGCAGCGGACTTGTAGTCGACCGACACGCTATAGGGCGTCCCTTCCGGGGCGGCAAGGATGGCAGTCTCCAACGCGCCGCCGGCGACGACCTCGATGCCGGAGCCGGTCATGACCCAGTCGTCGAATTCCTCGAAGACTTCCGTGCCGGGGGCGCCGTCGACGACGTTGGTCACGCCGTCGATTTCCAGCGGCATTTCATCCAGGGCGATGGTGCCGTCGACAGCGGCGACGTGCTGCTCGTCGGTGTGCGTGGCGGCCGGTACGGTGGCGACATCACCCCAGAGAATGCCAGCCAGGATCGCCGTGAAGAACTCGCGGAAGTTGATCGCCAAACCCACCGAGGTGATGCGGTCCACCGAGTCGTACTCGCCACCCTGCGGAGTGGTGGTGTCGCTCAGGGTCAGGTTGTTGGTTTCGATGGTGGTCTGGATGCTGGAGACCAGGCCGCACTTCTGGAACGGCAAGCCGCTGCCGGCGACGCGCATCTTCAGGTGGCCGCCGATGACGAATGTTTCTTTCAGGACTGCCATGGATCAGACCTCCTTGGGACCGGCGACGATGCCGCGGGCGATGAGGGTTTCGCGCTGTGCAGGGGTGACCTTGATCTTGTCACCCTTCTGGAACTCTTTGCGCTTGTGGGTATGAGCCTGTTCGAGCTTGACCTCGACCAGTTCGGCGGCTTTCTTCGGGGCAGCCGAATCCCCAGCCTTGGCGGCAGTCGCGTTGTGCGTCATGGGTTATGTCCTTTCGATGATGGTGTGCAGGTGCACCGGGATCAGCACGCTGGCGGCGCGCTCGCCGTTGCCTGGCGGAAATTGCTCGGGCGCGCCGACGGTGATGCCTTTGATACCTCTGGGTAGCCAGCGGGGAAACTGACCCTCTGTCGGCATCAGCGCCAGCAGCAGGTCGTGCTCCAGCTCGTCCAGGGCGTCTTCGTAATCGTCCAGGCCAACATCGACCGCGCCGACAACGTAGAAGCCGCTGAACTTGAGCAGCGCCGCCGGCCCGGGCTTGGGCGCCAGGTCCTTGCCCTTCTGCAGGCAGATGAGCGGGAAGCTGACGTCATCGGTCTTGAGCACTTCGTTGAACCAGCCGGTGCGCACGTTGGTGCCTGCGTTGGTTGCGTAGCCGTTGGCCACGGTGACCGTACCCAGGTGCTGCACCAGGGCCTTGCGGCCCAGGGTAAGGGGGTTGCGGTTCATTTCATCTCCATGCAGGCGGCGGTGATGACGTGCCCATCGTTGCTGATCACAACCTCCACGGCGTAGCGCTTGCAACCGACGATGAACAGGTCCCCGCGGTCCACGTCTGGGACTTGCTCACATCTGCAAGAGATACCGAGAGCGTCGGTGGCGTGCAGACCTTGCGGGCCCACCTGCTGCAGGTTGTGGTCGATGATCAGTTGCACATCGCTCCGGGGCCGGCAGCCCGGGCGGCGATGTTCGCCAACGGCGGTGGACAGCGCGTCGAACAACGCGCTGTCCATGTCATCGACCAGGTGGCTGAACTCACTCATTGCTTGGTGAGCTTGATGATGGCCCGCGGCAAGGTCACCAGGCTGAGCGGGTTGCTCTGCGCCTCGAGGTCGACGCCCTTGTTGTGGCTCAGCGGCTCTTGGCTGGCGTAGTACGGCAGGCCCTCGGTGTTAACCGTTTCCATGTAGTTGGCCGGGGCGAAGCGGGTGATGAACATGCCATCGACCCCGATGGGGATCAGGTAGGCGACGTCCGGGTCGATGAAGGTGATGTCGCCGACTTTGCCATAGAACTCCTCCCAGGCGACGCCGCCGTAGCTGAAGCCGGGCCAGCCGCCTTCACGCAGGAATTGGCCATCGTTCCAACGGTCGTAGGCCTTCAGGACGCTGTCGTGTTGGACGAAGGCGTCGAACCAGTTACGGCCCGCCAGGCCGAGCCAGCCGGCGATGATGCCGCTACCGCCGACGACGTCCTCGGCCTTGCGCTTGGCGGAGTTGATGGCGCCGAGCAGTTTGGTTTCCTGGGCGGTGAGGTTGAACTGTTGCACCTGCTCCTGAATACCGAACTTGGCGTGCAGGTCGAGCAGCAGGCGGGTGCCGTTGGCGTCGTACACCTTGCCAGTGATCGCGCCCACGCGCTGGTAGCGAATAGTGGCGTCGAGGCGCTTGCGCATCTTGGCCAGGCGCTTCTCGACCCGGGCCTGCACGGTTTCCAGTTCGGACTCGCTGCCGAAAGCGCGAATGCCCTGGACTTCATCGGCCATGATGGTAGCGCGAGTCGGCAGGTGGATGGTGCTGAAGGGAATGAGGTCACGCGGATCGCCCGAGGTGGGGTCAGCCGGTGCGCCGCGGTCAGCGGCCGGCACCAGTGTCAGCGTGTCGTGTTCACGCTCGATGAATACCGAGGTGGTGGTGATGCCTTCTTCTTCGAAGAGGGAATCCAGGCGGGTGGGCTGGGCCTGGCCTTCCTGGGGCTGGTTGATGGTTGCGGTGAGGCCGGTAACGCTGAAGGCGTCATCGTTGAAAATGTCGAGCGATGCCATTTGTTCGTCTCCAGAAACGAGAAAACCGCCAGCGGCGGTTCGGGATGTCATGGTGAGCCGCCGGGCGGCAGAGCGTTATGCGGGGCGGATGATGATGCCCTGCGCGATCAACGCGGCTTCGGCGGTTTCATCGAGACCTATGAGCAGGCTGCGGTCCACTTCGGCATCGCGAACGATGGCGGCCGCCAGCTGAGCGTCTTCACTCGCAGGCTTGTTGTTGTAGAGGATGGCCAGTGCCGGGGCTTCGGCCGGGTTCTCCGGGTCCGGTTCGACAGGCTCATAGGGTGCATAGCCTGCGCCGGACAGCGCAACGATGGTGCCCGCGGAAATAGCCACCGCTGTGGCAAGCAGGTTGATCTGGGCGCGGGAGCGTTCGCCGGAGGCTTCACTCAGCAGGAAGTCGGCGCTACGGGCGCCCTGGGTAACGATGCTCATTGCTTGGCTCCTTTACGGGCTGCCCAGATGGACGAGGTAGAGATTTTGGGGGCCTTGTCGCCGCCAGGCGGCGTGCTGGCCTTGGCTTTAGTGGCGTCGCTCTTGATGGCCTGCAGGGTAATGCCGCGATCCTGCGCAGCCTTGTAGAGCGAGAGGCCGGCCGCTTCTACGGTGAGGCCGTCATCGATGGCGGCCTGCACTTCGGCCTCAAAGCCCTTCTGGGCCAGGGCGTGAATACCGGCGATGCGATCGCGCTCGGTCTTGGCTCCCTCGGTACGGGCGGCGGCTTTGATGGCCTCGACGTCGGGTTGATTGGCTTCGGCGATCTCGATGGTCTGCGGGTCAGTGCCGGCAGCCAGGGCCGCCTGCAGCTCCGCGGTGGTGCTGACTTTCATGCTTCTGTTCCTTGGGTTGGTTGAGGCCGGCTTGGCCAGTTCGGCGATTACCCCTTCGAGGGAGCCGATTCGATGTGCAAGGCCAGCCTCAACGGCGGCGGCCCCTACGCGCAGCCCGCCATGGTCACCCATGCCAGGTACTTGCTCTGCTGTTACGCCCAGGTTGCGGGCCACCTTGCTGACAAAGACCTCTTCGAGCGCATCGATGGTCTCTGCCACTTTGGCGCGGCCCTCTTCGGTGCTGACATCGGGGCGCTTGTTCGGCGCGTTGCGGCTGACGATCTGGTAACGCTTGCGGCCATTGGCGGATTCGCCATCGACCACTGCTTCCACCACTACGCCGACGCTGCCAGCGATGCCGGTTTCGTCGATGACGATTTCGTGCGCGGCGGACGCGAGCCAGTACGCGCCGGAGGCGCCGCTACCTCCGATGTAGGCAACGATGCGCTTCTGGCTACGGCCGGCGTGGATCACTTCGGCCAGTTCGTTGATGCCGCTGGCGACGCCACCGGGGCTATCGATGTTGAGGACGATGGCTCTCACCGCCGGGTTGTCGAGCGCCTCGCGAATGTCGGTAGCCAGCACCTGGGTACTGGTGGCACCGCTGATCTCGGTGAACAGGTTGGCGTAACGGAAGATGGGCCCGACCACTGGTACAACGGCGACGCCGTCTCGCAGGGTGACGGTGCGGCTGTTGTCCAGCCGTCGACCCAGCTGGGTTTCGAGCGCGACGGGGTCACCCATGCGCTCGGCGATCGCCAGCAGGTTGTCCAGGCTGTCGGGCAGCATCAGCCAAGGCTGCGCGGCGGCCAACTCGAATGCGCGGGGCATGGCTATTCCTCTTCTTTCGGTTCGGCGGGGGGTTCCGCCTGCTTCGAGTTGGGCAGTTCCAGGCCATCGGCGCGGCGCTGCTGAACTTCACGCTTGCGCTGCCGGTAGATCTGCAACCAGGTTTCACCGGTCATGGCGGCGGCTTCGATGGTCTCGTTGCTGAGGCCAGCATCTATCCGCGCCTGGGCGGCCTTGGCTTCCTTGAGTTCGTCGATGGCACCCCGGGCAGGGCCGATCCAGACGGCGCGGGTGTAGGCGCGGCGGCGGGCGGGGTCGAAGTAGCCAGGCAAGCGCAGGCGGCCTCTGGCCACGGCTTCGTCAACCAGCAGTTCATATGATGGCTGGCAGAAGTCACAGACCAACCACCACCGCCGCAGGTTGTACATGCGCCATGCCTGCAACATCGCAGCACGCGCCGCGCTGTAGCTGCTGCTGTAGTAGAGCAGTAGCTCTTCTACTGGCATTTCCAGCGCGGCGCCGATCTCCTTGGCCACAGCCATGAAGAAGGGGTCGAACTGCGCGTTGGGTCTGGCCGGGTTGGCGGTGATCGGTTCCTCACCTGGAGCCAGGTCTACGACTGCACCTTCGCCCAGCTCAACCGGAGGCAGTGCTTGGGCGAGCCCTTCAGGCTGCTCGTTGCCCAACGCCGCCATTGGCAGGTTGCTCTGGTTGAATTCGCTGCCCTTCTTCAAGAACACCGTGAACATGGCTGAGATGACGGCGGCCATCAGCTCGGCGCTGCTATAGCGTTCAAGCTTCTGCAGGGGCTCCAGCACGGGCGCAAGATAGGGAGCCCCCCGTTTTTGCCCGGGCCGTTCCTTGTCGCACCACACCTGAAGTACGCGACGGCGGCCCGTCTGCTCGCCGAATACCTCAAGGCGTTCCCAGGTGAGCGGTTTGGCGAGACGCTTGTCGCCGGGGTAACCGCTGCATACCCAGACGGCGATGGGGGCGCCTGTTTGCGTATCGAATTCGATTCCCTCCGACAGGCTGGCCGTGTCCGGCTGCCCGTTGGGATTGCTGATGCGGTCCGTTTCGAGCAGTTGCAGGCGTGTACTGAACAGCGTGCCGTCGCGCTCGATGTCAGGCGTGGCGACGAACAGGTCACCACCTGTGAGCGCGGACATCAGCGCGATCGCCTGTTGCTGGTAATGGGTGCTGCTGGCCTCGGCGTCGCACTCGCGAGGATCCTCGGCGTAGAGCGTCCATTCCCGCTCAAGCTGTTCGTTGAGTTGTTCTCCCTCCTCCTCGCTGATGCCAAGGGCTTCGTAATCGACCTGCGGTCTGCAGATGAGCCCGGTGCCCACCACGCTGGTTCTGACACGCACGATGGCGGCGCGGCCCAGCAAGTGGTTGCGCATCGCATCGCGGGAGCGGGCGATCAGGGTGCTGCGCTCGACCTTGCTAAGGTCGCGAGACGGACTGCCAAGATGCGGCACCCAACTGGCCATGCTTCGCAGCATTCGCGAGGCGCCGCGCCAGCGCGTTTCGCTGCCGCCGCCCCCGCCTTGTGCCCGAGGCTGGCTCTGCACCAGGTCGAGCGCCGCGCGAACGGCCTTCTCTTCCGGCGTCTTTCGATTGAACCAGGCCATGTCAGATACTCAGGTAGTTGATGCGGTTGCGCCCGCGCCCGGCCTGCCGGGCTTCCTCGGAAGCGACTTCTTTTGCGTACTGCTGCTCGAGCAGGCGCAAGCTCGTCAACTCGGCCCGGTTGACCTGGCGGTCCCCGAAGCGCACGGACTGAGCGCCATTGACGATCTTGCTGATGGCCGCGCGCACTTCGTCGAGCCGGATGCGGGCTTCTGTTTTCGGTTTCATGGGATTCCTCAGCGGACACGGCTTCGCGTTCCGCGCGTTTGTTGGGCACGGCGCGGTACGTTGGCCACGGGTTGGTCGCTGGTGAACAGGGCCGGCTGCATCAGCTGCTGCTCGAGCTGATCCCATTCGCTGTCTCGCAGCAGATGAGTTTTCAAGCTGCGAGCGGCATGCAGGGCGTATACCTCGCAGTCGAGCGCTTCGTTGCGGCGGCCGGCCTTGCGCTGCCATACCATCTTGCTTGGCTGTCGCGGGTGCGGGGCCAGAACTTCGTTGGTGACCTGCTCGTAGTAATCGGCACGGATCTCGCTGTACCAGTGCATACGGCCTGGACCTGCACCCGTAAGCCTGAGCCTGTTGTCGATCAGCGTCTTGGCCTTATGGGTGCCGACGATGTTGACCCGCAGCCCGTACTTCGCGGCCTTGGTGTTGTCCTGGGTGGTATCTACCGAGGTTGGCGGCTTGGAGTAGATCTCCTTCTCGCGACTATCGATGGACGCGCCTTTGATCGCCATGATGTTGTAGCGCAGGCGATCACGGACGTAGGTGTAGACGGCGTCACTGGTGTTTCCGTCAGAGCTGTCTACGCTCGCTGCTGAGACTGCCAGGCGAGTGCCTCCGGCACCCGGAATGGATGTAGCCAACAGGCGATCCAGCTCGCGCCATACGCCATCGCTGGCGTCCTTCGGATTTCCAGCCAATTCCCCCCAGTACAGACGCCAGGATTCCTCACCACGGCCCCAGCCGACTATCACCACAGCCAGGCGATCGCCTTGCACATCCACGCCAGCAGTGATCAGCAATACCCCGTTCGGGGCGGTCAGTTCCTGATACGGCTCTGCGCGCTTTTCCAGTTCGTCGGTCTTGGGCGCATCGCTCTTGTATTCGTAGCTTTCGCCCATGGAGCTGTTGGTGAAGGCGATCATCGGGCCGATGTTGCCGCGCTCGGCGGCATATTCGGCCTGAAGTTTCTTCTCCATCAGCACGGCGAAGCGGGAGCCGTAGAACGTTGCGTAAAGCTCGTTGAGGATGTAGCCGGCAATGCCACGGAACTCAGCGGTCGCCTGCCAGCGGCCGCGCTTTAGGTTGGCGTTCTTCTGGTTGTCATCCCAACTTGAACCACAATTCGGACAGGCGTAGTAGGTCCGCTCGGGGCGCTTGTTACCGTATACCTCGTGCTGGTATTCCGGGTCGTCCGGGCAGTGGAGATTGTCGAAGCTGAGCGCGTGTTCCTCCCCACAATCATGACAAGGCACAAGGCCTACGCGCTTGTCGGACAGCTCCAGCTCGGCATCGATGGCCGAAAGCCCTTTGATCGTGGGCGTACCGCCGATGATGATCTTAGAGCGACGAAAGGTCTTCAGGCGCTCCTTGGCCAGCTTGATGCTGTCACCCTGCCCGCGCAGGTTGAGGTTACAGTCATCCGGTTCTTCCACCGCCACGCGAGGCACCGGCGTTGACTTGACGCTGGCCGGACTATTGGAGCCGACCATCTTGAGAAACCCGCCAGGGAATTTCTTGAAGTCCTGTCGCTGCTGAAGCCTGCGGCTGCGTAAGTCCACTTTGCGGCGAAGGCGCGGAGTGGCTTCGATCATCGGTTCCAGCTTTTCGCCAACGTACTGCTTGACCGATTCGGCCTTGGGAAACAGGACCAGGATGGGCGAAGGGTCGATATCGATCCACTTGCCGATGGCGTTACCCATCACGCCCGATGTCCATGCCACCTGGGCGGACTTGCGACCGACAATCTCGGTCACGTTGGGGTCATCCAGCGCTTCCAGCGGATTGCCAGGCCACGTCAGGTGGGGGGTGACCTCGAAGCGGTACTTGCCGGGGCGGGCCGCTTCTTCGGGCGCCAGCCAGCGGTACTTGTCGGCCCACTCGATGATGCTCATGCGAGGCGGCGGGGACCATTTGCGGCTCGCCTGCCGGATGGCTTTACGGGCCGTCTTCTTCAGCATCCTCCGGATCGTCCGATCCGTCATGATCCCCGTCTGACGGGTCATCGTCATCGGGGTCATAGTTGGCCAGCTCTCTCAGAATCGCTTCGATGGGGTCCCGGATCAGTTGGTCATCAATCTCCACGCCATAGCGAGCGGAAAGCTCACTCGCGAGATTCTCCGGAAGGGTGTTCAACAATTCGATCTTGGCTGCCTGGATCATCGCCTCGAAACGCTCAATCAGTTCGGCGGCGATTACGACTTCGCCGAGGTCTTTTGCCAGCGCCATTTCTTCGCGGTCGGCTCTCACCCGATCGAGGCGGTCACGTGCGGATTCTTTTTTGCCGTTCAGCGCCGCTTGCTGCATGAGCCATTCGATCACCTCTTGGGTGTCATACAGGTTCTCGTTGCCCCGGCCGAGGCCAAACTCCTGAACCGGCATGCCAGCGTTCTGCCAGCGGCTCAGTGTTCGCTCATCGCGGCCGACCAAGTCACCCAGCTCTGACTTCGTTACTTGCCGGCCCATACCTCACCCTTTGAAAGACGGACATCTCTATCCAGATTTCAGCTAGAGAGAAAACGCGGCTCGAATTACCCGTGTAGGGGGCGGCCGCCGGGAAGGACCCATCGACCGCCCCTTCATTGCCTGCGAGTAGCGAGGGCTCGAGCCAGGGCCTTCTCGAACTCAATCGGCAACGCGGCCTGAGCAACATGCTCGGCCGTTCCGTAGAAGTCGAACAGCTTGCTATAAGCGGGTCGCCGAGCAAAAACCAATACCATGCGGATGTTGTTGCGGCTGCCTTTGCCACGGCTAAGCCGCTCGGCAATCCCAATAGCTGTTCGGCCTTTCTTGATCAGGAAGTAGCGCCGATTGCCTTTGCGCATACTGCGGGCGCTATCGGTCGCGTTTGCATCGTAACCTTCCTCGGTGAACAGCCCCGCGCCCGAGAGAATCTTCGTCAGCCTGCCCCGCCCTATGTTGCCGTGAGCGTCGAGCTGCAGCTTGTCGCCGGGCAATACGTACTGGCCGGAGCTCAGCGCACCCCGGCGATACAACATCTTCTCGGTTCCCTTGTAGTCGCGCGAACCGCCGTATATCTGAGGTGAGAGATATTCCGCAGCCGCACTCCCGCCGCTACCGGGGTCCTGGTCTTTTAACCAGACCCTGGCCTCCATGCGGGCTTTGGTGGCTGGCTCGATGAACACGCTGTTCAGTGTCCAGCGCGTCGGGCGGTCGAAGACCGAGCTCATCTCCTCCACCAGGGTCGCCTTCACCTCCTTCGCAGTCGCCGTTAGCGTCAGCGCTGCAGCAAACGGCAGCTGCTCACGCTCAAGACGATCAAGGGTTTGCAGGCGCTCGCGCATGCCGCTGAACGTCACCTTAATCATCGCCGCCTCGCCTGCCCCAATGCATCGCGCCGCTCATGCTGCCTACGCTCGACGCCATCCCAACCACCCGGCCGGAAAGCACCGGCCAGGTTGCCGCCGCTTTGCCACACCGCCCAGGCGAACACCGCCAGCAGCAGCACCAGCGGCCAGGCAGGCGGTGGGATCAGCAGCTTGCCGGTCAGGATGTAGATCACCGCTGCACCGGCGCTGCCCATCACCAGCATGGCCAGGCAGGACACCCCACGGCGAAACCGCGCTGCACCGCGCCGATAGGTGAACAGCCGCGCGAAAAGCACCAGGCAGATCAGGAAAGTCGCCTGGGTCAGCAGAGCACTAGCCATCCGCACCTCCATCATTGCCGAGCGTAGGGGCGGCGCGGCGGCGGATGGCGGCCAACGCCACCGTCACCACCAGCACCGCCGCGCCGAACGCAGCCGGCCCAGGGTAAGCGAACGGGCGGATACCCCAGAACTCGGCCTCAACGATGGCGGGCGAGAACTGGTAGCCCATCACGAACGAAACCATGAAGAACAACAGCCGCTTCCAGATGGGCAGATCGTGGGTCGTGGTCACATACACCAGCGCACCCAGCAGCGCGCCAACAGCCGCGTCGCCATTCACGCCCGCCATGAATCCAGCCAGCCCGACGCCCGCCGCACCGGCGACAACAATGCCCGCGGTGCTCGTCGGCTCGCCCATGCCTGCTCTCCAACCGTTGAATGATTCAGAAAAGACAAAGCCCCGCACGATGGCGGGGCTTTGAGGGGTGACCGGCAGGGGGACCGGCCGTTGCCTGACACAGCAAGTAAGGCTCGTTTCGGTCATCGCCTTGGCGCTGCTCTGACCTGTTATGCGCTTTGTACCCCTCGAACCCGGAGGCGTAAACAGCGATTTAACGCCAATGGCTCGCCACGGGTTCTACACGGGGTCTGCACGGGCTCGCCACGGGACGACGGCGGATTTCTGAAAGCGATTTTTTACGCGACGTACCTCCCGCCGTGCACCCGCTGCATACGCGCCCGGCGCTCCAGCTCGGCCTGCACCAGCTCATGCAGCCGCTGGACCCGTGCGTCATACGTGCTCGTCGAGCCAATGCGCACCCGCCGCATCTGCTGCGCAACAGTCGGGATCGGGTCCGGCAGGTAGCGCACCATCGCCAGCTTCACCAGCTGCGTCTCCAGGCAGTAAGGCGCCCGCCCCTTGTTGCCAGCCAGTCGCCAAGCCCTGGCCAACTTGCGGTCCTCACGCAGGCCGGCCTGCTTGATGCTGCCGATAGCCGCATCCACCTCCTCGGCCACACGATCCACCGCGCCCGCCAGCCCCATCGAGCCGCGGCCAGATGAAGGCACCATCCCGCCGTACTGCATCGCCACCGCCAGCGGCGTCGAGCCACCCTCGCCCGGGGCGCCCAGGCCACGCCGGCAACGCTCTCCCCAGTGCTGCATCAACGCTTCCACTGCCTCGATCATGGCCTCACCCCCCCTGCAAAACGCAACCCAACACAAAAAGCCCAACCCAACACAAACCCAACACAGCCAAAAGCCTTATAAATCAATGCCTTCAAAGCACCTGTGTTGAGTGTGTTGGGTTTGTTGGGTTTTTCAGCCCTCGCATAGAGAAATTTCACGCCCTCAATCAAAGCGACGCACAAAAACATTGCGCATGCGCGCGCGCGTGGCCAAACCCAACACAGCCCGCACACCGCCCGCAAAGCCCCGCCATTCGCGGCCTCGGCCTGTGCTGGGTTACGAAAACCAACCCAACACAACCCAACACAACCCAACACACATTCACGCGCATTCATGCTGCAGCCGCCTTCAGGTGCTCCCACCTGTCCACGTCCCAGCCCGCCAATCGCGCCTTTCCACGCCACGCCGCCACGTGCTGGCCAAGCGCAGCGGCTGCCAGAGATGGGGGCAGGGAAGAGTCCGGGTCACCGGGAAAGAAAAACGCCCCGAAGCGCCGATTGGCGCCATCCGTCCAGGGGATCGAGCGCGTCTTCTCCACCTCCGCACTGATGAACAGACTGAACTTCGTCTGGCTCATCGCATGCTCGCGGTTGCGCTGGCACCACTCCAGAAACATCGCATACAAGTCCGTCGACAGGCACGCGCCCCACAGCCCCTGGCCAAGGTCACCTGTCTGCCACTGATGCAGGAACGTCTGCCACCCCGCCCTGCTCAACGCCACCAGCCGCTGCCGCGCCTCGGTGCGCGGCGGGCGTGTGCGCTGGTTGAACTCGGCCAGGTCCAGCGACAGCAACCAGCCATATAGCGCCGCCACCCCATTGCCGGCCAGCTCCGCGCCGATGGCCTTCTGCCGCGCCTCCGGCAGCGTCTCCTGCGGCCAGATCACCAGCATCCGCCGATCGCTGTCGCTGATCGGCCACGGCAGAATCTCGTTCGACAGGAACACCGCATTCATATGGTTGGCTTCCTCCCAACCATTGATGAACTTGCTCTCCATCCGCACCGTCTTGCCGGTGATCAGATGCTTGATCTTGCCCACCTGGTTGTAGCGCTGGTCCCGGCTCACAACCTCCTCGAACACAGCCCACAACTTGCGGCTCTGCCACGCGTTGAAGCTCGACTCCAGCTGCGTCTGCCCCACCGTCGCCGCGTAGATGCCGAACAACTGCCCGAACGCATCAGCGAACAACAGGCTCTTGCCCGAGCCTTCCATGATCGAGTGGGCCAGTACCGCCGTATCCATCTTCGCGCCCATGTGCTGCAACGGGTACGCCAGCCACTTCGTCAGCCAGTCGCGCGCCTCCTCCTCGTGATTGCACAGGAACGAAATCAACCACCGCAGGTTCTCGCACGCCGCATCATCGCGAACCGGCTCCAGCGGCAGCCCCTCGAACGTATTGATATAAACAGCCGGGTCCTTCGTCATCGCCGGGTCGAACACAATGTGGTCCACATCCACCGTGCGCCGCTCTGCCGAGTTCAGCCACAACGCATAGGCATCGCCCAGCGCCATCTTCACCGCGCCCTCCGGGATGCGCCGCTTCTTCTCGCGGTCCCACACATCCTTCGTCCCATCGATGTACACATAACGCTCGATGGGCGTCATCCCCAGCGCCGTCGCCTTCTTCCCCGCCATTCGCCGCGCCTGCTCGATTTCCCGCACCGCATCGGCGCCGATCAGCTTCTTGTCAGCGTCATCCATCCACGCCTTCGCCAGCGGCTTCGTCACCAGGGCCTCGAAGGCGGTCTTCTTCATCACCGTCTTCTTGTCCTGGTCCCAGACGTGCGTCGTACCCTCCACCAGCGCAAAGCGCCGCAGCACCTGCTCACCGGTCAGCCCCGCCCCCTGCCCCCCGGTGGTGGAGGAGCCCGCCGGCGGCGCTTCATCGGCTGATGGGGTCGGGGAAGGCTCACCAGCGGCCAACGCCGCGTCCAGCTGCGCCACGACGGCCTCCAGCCCCTGGCTCACATGCAAGTCGTTCCAGTCCCCGCCCTGCTCGCCCTCAGGCAACAGCGGGAAGGCCGAGATACCACCCACCTGCCCCGCCGCCGCCTCGGCCTTCGTCCTGCCCGGGTTGCCCGTCACGGCCGGGTCATCATCCCCGGCGATCACCAGCGGCGCGTCTGGGCACTGCGCCCGCAGCACCGCAGCCACCGCCGGCACGTTGCCCGAATCGATCGCCACCGCCACCGGCCAACCCTTGGCCATGTGCACACTGGCCGCCGTCGCATAACCCTCCGCCTCGGCAACGACATCGGCGCCGGCCACCTCGCCCAGCATATGAAAGCACCCGGCCTTGCGCCCGTACTTCGGGAACAGCTTCGTCCCCTGCTCGTTGATCGCCTGCAGGCTCCACAGCTTGCCGGCCGCATCGCGCAGCGGCACCGCAATGGTCCCGGCCTTGAACATCAGAAAGCTGATCGAATCCGGCCGCGGCTTCGGCAGGTTCGCGAAAAATTCCCTCGTCTCGCTACCCACCCACACATCACAGCGCTGCCGCGCATCATCGATGGCCAGCACAACCGTGTAATGGAAAAACCCAACGCCAAAAGCCCCCACCTGCTTGCGTTCCAGGTAAGGGCTCACGCCTTGCGGCTTGCAATGCTTCTCCCAGATCAACTGGCACGCGCTCGCAACCGCCTCACGCATCACCGCCAGCCGTGCCTCATCCGCCTCGATCTCCGCCTGGCGCACGGCGCGCCGGGCTTCCGCCTCGGCATTCAACCGCCGCTTCTCCTCGGCCGTCATCGGCTCGCGGCGAGGCGTCCAGCCGTTATCCTTCGCCAGCTTGATCACCGTACCCATGCCGGTCCCGCGCTTGCGGATGCTCTTCCACACGCTGCGCGCATCGGCGGCCTTATAGCCGTCACCGGTCTGGCTCCAACCATCCCAGGCATCGAAACCCGCCTCGCCGAACTCCGCCTTCACACCCATCGCCACCGCCAACCAGGTGTCGCGGTCGTCGGCGTGGATGAAGGTAAGCAGCTCGGCGAGGTCGATAAGCGTCAGAGGGACTTTCTCAGACATCGCCCGTCCCCTTGACCACATGCAGCTGCTCGCGCGCGAGCTTGGTGTTGGCGTCCTTGAGCATGTCGAGCACAAACGACGAATCCGCAACACCGAGATCAGCGGCCATCGAGCCACCTACCGAGCCAATGAATGCCGCGTAGAGGGGCGCCCGCTTGGCCGGCGTATCCAGCCCATTCGCCAGCGCGATCTCCATAAAGGCACCTCCCAGCTGCTCCCACATCAAGCACCCGAGATCCGTCGCATTCACCTCAGGCACGCCGCACCCCCGAATCCCGTTTATCCAACAAGGTCTGGCAGTCAATGCACGTCTGGCACCCAGGTGCTGCTTCGCGACGGGCTTGCGGAATCTCGCCGCCGCACTCCTCGCAATGCGTAGCACTCGGCCCGGTTGGCAGCTGGGCGCGGCGCGCCAAGGCCACCTCCAGAAGATACTCGGCCTGCTCGTTGCCGCGGTCGATTACATCAGCCATGGGTCACCTCCCCCTCAGCAACGGCCTCGAGCATCGCCAGCTCTGCGCCGGCCACGATGCCCAGCAGCTGAGCCACCACCTGGTTGGCGTGGTAGCGCAGCGCATCCACCTCGTGGGGCAACCAACGGTCGTCGGCCACACCCTCATGCAGGCTCTGCACGAAGTCGCCCTTGGCGCGCATCACCTGGGCCAGCCCCTTCAACGCCTCGCGCGAGGCGCGAACCGGCACCGGCACATACGCCACCGCACCGGCCGGGCGCACCAAGGCCGCCAGCAGGCGCGGGTCCCGCGTGGCGGCCACGATCTCCTCCAGGAATTCGGGGTGGATGGGGCGGTTGTTGTTCGGGCTGACGCGCTTGTTCAGCTCGTCCGGGTCCATGCCGATGGTCAGCGCCACCGCATTCTGGCCCCCTGTTGCGTCGCGCGTGGCGCGGTACAGCGCCTGGCGGGTGTTCAGCACCGGGCCAGCGCCCGGTAATAGATCCTTGCGGCTCATAGCGTTAATGCCCCCTTAACGCTGTAGCCAACCGCAGGGTGATTGCCCTACAGTTCGCTTACAGCTCGCGACCCTCCCGATACGTGCTGTGTCCTCGGGTCGCGGGTTGAGGCGGTCGGGGTGGTACCCGACTACCGGACCGCAGGAACCAGGGCTGACGCTTTGGTGAGTGAACTGCCCTTGGTTCCTGCCTCTACACAAGCCTGCCGCCGTAGCGACAGGCTTTTTTGCTTCTGGGCTGCTCGCCCGTTGCCGGCCCGATGGCGCTGGTGAGGCTCTCGGGCCGGCTCCCGCCGTGATACTTGGTTGTTGCTGTGCTGTGTCCTGTCGGCGGGATGTGATTCGTTATGCGCGGCGGTCGCCTTGGCGACGTTCGTTCTGACGGCGTTCCCCATCACGCCGCTCGACGTGCAGATCCGCCGCAATACCGCCTTCCGCCAGCTCTTGTGCGTAAAGAGCTTCGATTGCCTTTCCGGTGGTGTATCGGATATCCGCGCCATTAAGCGCCCGATGAATCGTCGGCTGGGTGGTTCCCACCGCGTCGGCGATCGAGCCTTGCGAGTAGCCGAGTTCCACCAGTCGCTCAATCATCTTTTTGATTTTCATCGCCTCTATACCTATGCGCATTCGCATTAAATTCGATAATACGCGGACGTATTAAATGAATCAATACACTTGCCTATACGTTTACGAATCGGGCACGGACATGAATATAGGCAAGCGGCTTGCAGCCATGCTGGAGGAGCTCGACTGGTCCGAAGGTGAGCTCAAGCGACGATCTGGCGTGCCGCAGCCCACCATCCATAGGATCATTACCGGCGAGTCACAGGATCCACGGCAAGGCAACGTTGAAAAGATCGCCAAGGCGCTAGGGGTAAGTGCTCATTGGCTCCGCCATGGCGGCTCGAGGGACCAGAGCGTCAAGGAGGATATTGCGCTCTACGCTTCCAACGTCGAGCCCGGCCCACCAATCACCAGCCCGTATCGCGCCATTAAAATCGTCGGCACGGCACAGATGGGCAACGAAGGCTACTGGTTTGCCCTGGACGAGGCAGAAGGCTATATCGACGTGCCGTCGCGCGATCCTGATGCCTACGCGCTACGGCTGAAAGGGCACAGCATGGCCCCAGCGATCAAGGATGGATGGCTGGCAGTTGTTGAGCCGAACAGCCCTCTGGTTCCGTTTGAGTACGTGATGATCCGCTTGCATGACGGCGAGTCCATGGTGAAAGAGCTCCTGCGCGCAACCGAAGACGAGGTGCTTGTAGGCTCCGTTAATAGCGAGTACGGGCGGCGCACGATTCCTACCGATCAGATCGAGCAGATCCACTATGTCGGCGGCATTGCTCCGCCCAGCAAGATTAGGCTTTGAGGTGGCGCGCCATCGGCTAGTCCGCCTACTACATTGAATGCAAGCCCCGCACCTAGCGGGGCTTTTGATAAGCGATACGGATGTAAGTCATCACCTACAGCTGGCGTCATGATCAAGCCGTATCCGGCTCCCGTCATTTCGATCATAGTTCGCTCGCAATAGCGCAGGACGCGCCCCGGGCCTGGAAGGCCGATGGACCACCGCTTGGACCGCGGAGCTTGGAGCAATGGAACAACAGCATAATTTCAGCCCCGCCTCGTGCGGGGCTTTTTGCATCAACGCTACTCCTGCCCCGGCACAACTCGCTGATTGCTGATCGACCTGCAGCCCGCCATCGAACGCATTATTCAGGCTTAGCCATACGACCAAGGCGACTTGTTCTGTCGTCCATCCTTGCATACTGTATGGACATACAGCAGTAAGGAGCTTCTCATGCCTTGGACACAGGCTCGCGCCATCACCCACCAGAGACATATTTCCAGCTACAACCGCCTGATCCGGCGCGTGAATCATCTGATCACGACGCCCCGCGCCAGGGTTGAACGCCAAGCGAACCTAGCCCCGCATCCTGACGACCGGCCCGAAGATTGGGAGCGCCTCTTGGATGAGATTCAGCAAATCGAAGGCGTCTCAATGACGCTTCGGTCGGACGGCAGCGTCCATGTCCGATGGTTATCAGTCGAAAGTTACTGAGCCAGCCCAGGCGTCTTTGAATTCGCAATCGAATAAAGTAATGCGTTGACGTATTGACGAGAATAATACGCTGACGTATTGTTTGCCGCGTACCCACTCACCAAGGGAACGCGACAATGGACACAGCACGTCACAACACCACCCGCTGCCCGGTGTTCCTGCACCCGGCAGCCGCAACAAACCCCCGCACCGTCGCAAGCATTCAGCAGGCCACCGGCCAGCGGATCGTGCTCGCTGGCGGGCGCCCGCAGCTCAAGCGCAACACCCTGCCCGCCTTCGAGGACTTCGGCCCGTTTGACGGAGGTGCGGCATGAACCATCTCCTCATCGGCCTGCACGGCCTCGCTCGCACCGGCAAGGACACAGCTGCCGCCTACCTGACAGCTCAGTTCGCGCTGTACAGCTACGCCTTCGCCGACCCACTCAAGGCCGCCATCGCCCAGCTTTTCAACCTCACCCATGAACACATGGAAGGCACGCTGAAAGAGGCCCTGCTGCCGGGAATCGGCAAGTCGCCTCGGCAACTGATGCAGCTGCTCGGCACCGAATGGGGCCGCCAGCAGGTACACCCTGAGCTCTGGCTGCTGCTGGCCCAGCAGAACATTGGCTACCAGCTGGAAGTCGACCAGAGCCACTACAACGGCGTGGTGATCCGCGACGTGCGCTTCGAGAACGAGGCCAAGTGGATTCGCCGCCAGGGCGGGCATGTGGTGCACATCCTGCGCCCGGATGCACAAGCCGTAGCACTGCATTCCAGTGAAAGCGGCATTGCCATCCACGATAACGACTCCGTCGTGCACAACGAAGGCACCCTGGACGATCTCTATCGCCAGCTCGACCGCATCATGTGCGCCGCCGCATCCGCGCACCGCCATCGGTCGGTAGCCTGAGGCCCGCCGCCATGAACCGCGACCTGACCCAAGCCGCCGCCGTGCTCGGCCTCGGCCCGCGCAAGCTGCGCCGGCAGTTGCGCACGCTGGGCATCCTCGACCACGAGGGCAAACTCGCCTCGGCCTACCGCGACAAGGGCCACCTGTACGTGGACACCCGCCAACGCTGGAACGCCTCCATCAGCAGCTGGACGAGCTACGGCGTTGTCATGAGTACCGAGCGCGGCATCGAGTGGCTGGCCAAGCAGCTGGGCATCACCATCACCCGGAAGGACGTCGCATGAACACCTGCATTGATGACGCCATCGGCGCGCTCAAACTCGTGCCCCTGCACTTCAGCCACCCCAGCATGATCAGCCGCGCAACCGTCATCGGCGCTGCCTGCGAGGCCCTGGCCCGGCTGGAGGCCATGCCCGCGCGCAGCAACGAACTGCTGGAGGCCTACCGCAAGGTGCGCCAGGTGCTGCGCGACGGCGATACCGCCTACGTCACACCCACCACCTGCCCCGAGCGCCCGTTCGGCGCTGTCGTGGTGGATGCCACCGGCCGGCTTGCCGCCTCCGCAACTGGCAAAACCGTCGAAGGCCTCGCCGAACTCATCCGCCTGCGCCTGCCCGCCCAAAGCGAAGCACACACCGCAGAAGGGCGCGGGGAGACAGGAGGGCCGCAGGCGTGACCAGCACCTACCAACAACTCCAGCGCCGCTACGACCGGCCCTGCCTGCCGCTCGACGATGTGCGTCGCGAGTACCTGCCCCACATCAGCAGCGATGAATACCTGATGGAGGCCATCCGCACCGGCACCATCCGCCTGCGCTACGTGCGCCTGGGCGGCTCCCGGCTCGGCCCGCCCGTCGTTTACCTGCGTGACCTGGCCACCTGGCTGGACGCGCACGACCCGAGCAACACCAAACCAGCCACTGACCCGGTGGCGTAACCACTGCAAAAGGACACAGCACGTCATGAGCAACCAACAGATACCAACCATTCCCGGCACGCCATTCGCCGGAGGCTTCTTCATCGCCCGCATCCACCTGGACGGCCAGGAATACGCCCTGATCGACTCCGGCGCCGCTGGCGAACTCTCCGGTGAATGGGGTGAGTACGGCGAGGACACCGCCGCCACCCACATCAGTGACGGCGCCAAGAACACCGCTGCCATGGCCGAAGCCGGCAGCGAGCTGGCCAAGCGCGCACTGGAGCTGAACATCGGCGGCTTCGCCGACTGGTACCTGCCCAGCCAGCACGAGATCGCCCTGCAGTTCTTCAGCCTGCGCACCGCCCCGGGCTATCAGCCGGCAGAGGCCAACGCCTTCGCCGGCGATTGGTACTGGAGCAGCACGCAGTGCAGCCCGAGCTTCGCGTGGATCCAGGACTTCGTCGATGGCCTCCAGGGCATCGACCTCAAGGACGTCGAGTACCGCGCGCGCGCCGTCCGCAGAGAACTCATCACTTCATCCCTTTAACACTTTGGCCTGCGCGCGCAGCGCGCTCGCCGCAAATTTTGCCGCTTCGGCGGCACAACGGCCCATACCAAGGGCCTTCACACAAGAGGCACAGCACGTCATGAAACCTACCGATACCAGCGAGTTCATCAACAGCCTCAACGCCGGCGTATTCGCCCAGCAAGTGGGCCGCGCCCTGTCCGACGTCGCCGGCGGCGTGGTCGAGCACGGCAAGAAAGGCAAGCTCAGCATCACCTTCGAGCTGAGCCAGATCGGCGAAAGCAACCAGGTGAAGATCAACCACAAGCTGGACTTCACCCAGCCCACCAAGCGCGGCAGCAAGCGCGAGGACACCGCCCTCGACACGCCCATGTACGTCACCGCCAACGGCCTCGAACTGTTCCAGACCGACCCGACCGCGCAGATGTTCAGCCGCGAGGAAGCGCCCGTAATCGCCCGCGAAGTCTGAGCCGGCGCCTGACCCAGCAACACCCAAATCACTCACCAAGGAAGCAACACAATGTCACTGACCAAAGAAACCGCCCAGCTCATCATCGCCAACGCCTTGGCGGCAGCAGGCGAGCAGATCGAAACCACCGGCCACACGCTCGCCGTGCAGCCGGAGGGTGTCAAGTTCGTCAATCTGGAGAAGTACCAAGCCATCCGCGACCGTTTCCGCGGCGCGCTCAGCACACACGCTCTGTCCGACTTCGCCCGCTACGTCGAACAGCACCCGGCTAACGACATCAAGCCCCACGGTTTCATCGACCAGGACCGCATGGCCTGCAGCATCATTTTCAACCTGGGCAACGACCAGGCTGCCGGCCACGGTGACGACACTGCCACCCTTACCCTCAAGCCCACCGCCGCCTACAAGGCGCTGCTCGGCGTGGTCGGCCAGAGGCTCGATCAGCAGCAGCTGGCCGAGTTCCTCGAAGACTGGGTGCCGAACATCACCGCCTTCGCCGACGATGAAAAACTGAACAGCGCTCAGGCCATTACCGGCATCCGCAAGATGATCATCAAGGCCACCAGCCAGCGCGACAGCACCGTTGGCGACTTCAACCACGCGCGCAGCGCCATGGATGAAATCGAGGCCCGCAGCCAGGAAGTCCTGCCCACCCGCTTCGAATTCACCACGGTGCCGTTCGAGGGCCTGCAGCCCGCCACCATCATCCTGCGCCTGTCCGTCATCACCGGCAGCGATGCGCCCGTGCTCAAGCTGCGCTGGGTGGCCGAAGAAGCCCAGCGCGAAGAGTTCGCCCGTGAGTTCAAGGGCGTGCTGGAGCAGCAGGTCGGCGGCTTCGTTCCGCTCACCATCGGCACCTTCCAGCTCGGCGCCTAAGCCACCACCCGCCGGCCTCACCAGCCGGCGGCACAACCACAGGGGACACAGCACATGAACTTCACCACCTACCAGGTACTCGCTTTCATCGGCGCCGTCGCCGGCATGGCCATCGTATTCGGCCTGGGCTACGCAGAAGGCCGCCGCAAGGCCCGCGAGCACCTCACTCAAGCGCTCGGCAACTACCGCGAGCAGATCGGCCACCTGCGTGAGCGCACCCATCGCATCCAGCGCGATCTGGACAGCTGCCGCCTCAATGCCGCCCAGGCACTTGAGGGCATGACCGAGGAGCTGGACGCCTGCAAGGCCAAGCTCGCCACCGCCGAAGCCCGCGCCCTTACCGAAGAAGATGCCGCGGACCTGGCCACGATGGCCGCCAAGCTCAGCATTGCCGCCGACCTCTTCGCCAACCTGACAGCCGCCGACCAGGCCCAAACCTGCCGACGCCTCGCCAAAGTCGCCCGCGAGCTGCACGACCGCTACTGGCAGAGCCTTCCAGTCTTGGGGGTGGTGGCATGACCTGGATTCTCACCCGCACCGGCCGCCGCTTCGACCTGCTCATGCCCAGGGCCAGCCAGGTCAGCACACTCGACATTGCCCATGCGCTGGCCAACATCTGCCGCTTCAACGGCCACACCAGCCGCCACTACTCGGTAGCGCAGCACAGCCTGCTGGTTGCCAGCATCGTACCGGCCGAACACCAACTCGCCGCCCTGCTGCACGACGCGACCGAAGCCTACGTCGGCGACATGGTGCGTCCGCTCAAGGCCCTGCTGCCGGACTACAGCGCAATCGAGAACGGCATCTGGCTGGCCATTTGCGAGCGATTCAATCTCGAGCCAGAGCTACCCGCCTGCATCCACGAAGCAGACATGGTCGCCCTCGCCACCGAACGCCGCGACCTCATGCCCGAGCACGGCGAACGCTGGCCGTGCCTGGAGGGCGTCACGCCAGTGCCGTATCGGCTGCCCGAATGGACCAGTACCCACGCCTGCATCCAGTACCACAGCAAGCTGCTGGACCTGCTGCAAACCACCCACCGCACCCGCGCCCTCAGCACCTGGGAACGCGTCGATGAACACCACGCCGGCGGCGAAGCGCCGCTGTGCATGTAACGGACCGAGGATCAGCCAAATGAACGCAATCAATCGCACCAATCTGCCCGCCATCGGCGCCCCGTTCGAAGGCGGCTTCTATGCCGGGCTGTTCGCCCTCAACGGCGAAACCTACGGATTGATCGTCTCGCCCCGCGCCGAAGGTGAGCTGGAGGAATCGCGCTGGGGCAAATATGGCCACGACCTGACCGCCGCCCGCAGCTACAACGACGGCATGGCCAACACCCAAGCCATGGCCGACGCCGGCTCCGATCTCGGCCGCTGGATGCTCGCACTGGACATCGCAGGCTTCACCGACTGGCACCTGCCAAGCCGAGATGAGCTGGAACTGCTCTACCGCAACCTGAAACCAACCGAGCAGCAGAACTACTGCTCCTTCCGCGATGGCGACAACCCAAGCAGCCTGCCTGCCGGCTACCCCTACACCGAGGAGAGCCCCGCCCGCACCACCTGCACCGCATTTGCAGATGACGGTGAGCAGGCCCTGGCACCGCGCTGGTACTGGAGCAGCACGCAGTGCAGCCCGCACTACGCGTGGATCCAGGACTTCGGCGATGGCTACCAGGGCAACGACCTCAAGGTCACCGAGTACCGCGCGCGCGCCGTCCGCAGATTCAAGGTCACCCCTTGACCACTTCAACCCTTTAACCATTTGACGCCGCGCGCGTAGCGCGCGGTTTCGCGAGTTTTCCAGCATGGCCATCACCCAACACCTGCCGATCTACAAGCTGGCCAGCGACTTGACCAGCCTTGCGGCCGATCTCACCAAGAACATGCCGCGCGACTTCAAGCGGACCTTGGGCGAGAAGGTGCTGATCGAGTGCATCGACATGAGCATTCTGATCTTCCGCGCCAACGTCGCGGCCGGTCAGGAGCGCCTGGCCCACATCCAGCAGCTGCTGGAGCGCAACCAGGTCATCGAGCTGATCCTGCGCCTGTGCGTGGATCGTCGCCTCATCAGCACTGGGCAGTACGCGAGGGCAATCGAGCTCACCGACCAGCTCGGCCGGCAGGCAACCGGGTGGAAAAAGCATGCAGCCGCGCCTGCTGTCTGAGCGTCACGGCGCCCAGGCCAGTGCGACATTGAATCTGGTCGTGCCGCTGGCCTATCCGGCCACCGCCATGCGCACCAGGGGAACCATCCGGCAACGTCCGGGCAGGCTCCGCGCAGTTTCGCCGCCGAGCAATCGGCAGCGCGACGTAGATAGCACGACATGGCGCAGTACAGCCCGAACAACGCGTGGATCCAGGACTTCGACGATGGCAACCAGAACAACGACCACAAGGACAACGAGAACCGCGCGCGCGCCGTCCGCAGCTTCAACCGGCCACACCACCGGCCATGCTGGCTTTTCTTTCGAGGCCCTCGTGCAAGCCTACCTCGACTGCCGCCGCAGCAAGCGGCGCAGCAACAGTGCGCTGGCCTTCGAGCTCGACATGGAGCGCAACCTCATGCACCTGCATGCCGAACTGAACAGCGGCACCTGGCAGCCAGGCACCTCCATCTGTTTCGTGGTCACCCACCCGAAACCTCGGGAAGTATGGGCCGCGGACTTCCGCGACCGCATCGTTCACCACCTGCTCTACAACCACATCGGCGCCCGCATCGAGCGAACTTTCATCGCCGACTCCTGCGCCTGCATCGAAGGCCGCGGCACCCTGTACGCCGCCAAGCGCCTCGAACACAAGGTGCGCAGCATTACCCGCAATTGGAAGCGCCCAGCCCATTACCTCAAGTGCGACCTGGCGAACTTCTTTGTCAGCATCGACAAACACGTTCTTGCCCAACAGCTCACCGCGCGCATTCCTGAACCATACTGGCAGCGCCTCGCCCTGCAAATTCTCTGGCACGACCCGAGGGAGAACTACCAGCTGCGCAGCGCCCCGCGCCTGTTCAACCGAGTACCACAGCACAAGCGCCTGACGGCCCAACCCGCCCACCTGGGGCTGCCGATCGGCAACCTCAGCAGCCAGTTTTTCGCCAACGTCTACCTCGACGCCCTGGACCAGTTCGTAAAGCACCAGCTGCGTGCCAAGCATTACATCCGCTACGTCGACGACTTCGTGCTGCTGCACCAGAGCCCGCAGCAACTCAACGCCTGGCACGACCAGATCGAGGCCTTCCTCGCCGGTCGCCTGCATGCCCGGCTCAACCCCAGCAAGACAATCCGCCAGCCGATCGCCCGAGGCGTCGACTTTGTCGGCCAAGTCATCCTCCCGCACCGCCGCGTCACCCGCCGCAAGACGGCTGCACACGCCATCAAGCGCGTCGCCACCGTGCCGGCTGCGGGCCTGCGCGAAACCGCGAACAGCTACTTCGGCCTGCTCAGCCAGGCCACCCACAGCCATACCGATCGTAAACGCCTGGCCAAGGCCGTGCTGCTGCGAGGCAGCACCGTGAATGCCGGGCTCAGCAAAACCTACCGCCGCGCATGAAATAGCGGCACAGCAACGAACTACGTCGGCCACCAACCGACGCTCAACAGAGGACACAGCACATGCTTCAACCAACAAAGCCCCTTCGCCGCCCACCCAGCCGCAGCCGCGTGCCGGGCATCTTGCGCATGAGCGAGATGACCGGCATGTGCGACATCTGCAACCGCCACCGCTCGCAGGGCAATCACGTCCCCTGCTCCGCCCAGCGCCAAGCCAAGTACCGGCACCTGTGGGAGGCGCAGCAGTGAACAACCTCTATCGCATTCACCCACAAGCCGGCATGAACTTCCATGGCCTTGTCATCGACAACTTTGCCGGTGGCGGCGGCGCGTCCACCGGCATCGAAATCGGCCTTGGCAGGCCGGTCGACATCGCCGTCAACCACGACCCCGAGGCCGTGGCCATGCACGACATCAACCACCCGCACACCCGGCACTTCTGTGAATCGGTATGGGAGGTAGACCCGCGCGTGATCGCAGACGGCAAGCCCGTTGACCTCGCTTGGTTCAGCCCCGACTGCAAGCACTTCAGCAAGGCCAAGGGCGGCGCGCCGGTGAAGAAGGAGATCCGCGGGCTCGCCTGGGTCGCCATCCGCTACGCCGCCACGGTCAAGCCCAAGGTCATCATGCTGGAAAACGTCGAAGAGTTCGTGACCTGGGGTCCGCTGGCTACTGACGGACGCCCATGCCCGAAGAACAAGGGCCGCACCTTCGCCAGCTTCACCAACGCCCTGAAGCGCCTCGGCTATCAGGTGGACTGGCGCGAGCTGCGCGCCTGCGACTACGGCGCGCCCACCATCCGCAAGCGCCTGTTCCTGATCGCCCGGCGCGACGGCCAGCCCATCGTCTGGCCGGAACCCACCCACGGCGACCCGGCGAGCGAGGCCGTCAAGGCCAAGCGCCTCAAGCCCTGGCGCACCGCAGCGGAAATCATCGACTGGTCCCTACCGTGCCCCTCGATATTCGAGCGCAAGAAACCACTGGCCGAGAACACCCAGCGCCGAATCGCCCGAGGCATTCAGCGCTATCTGATCGAATCGAACGAGCCATTCATTGTTCAGGGCATCGCGCCCTTCATCACGGAGCACGCCAACGGCAGCACCCAGCGCAACATGCCCGCCGATGCACCGCTGCGCACAATCTGCGCCCAGGTGAAAGGTGGACACTTCGCGCTGGTAGCCCCGGTGATCACCAAGTTTCGGTCGAATGATCGCGGCTCATCGGTCGAAGCACCGCTGGCAACCGTCACCGCGAACAGTTTCATCAAGAAGCCGGGCGGCGCGGCACCGATCGGCCTTGTCGCAGCCTTCCTCGCCAAACACTACGGGGGCAACTACACCGGCCCGGGCAGCAGCATGGAAAGCCCGCTGCCAACCGCAACCACCGTCGACCACAACGCGCTGGTCACCAGCCACCTGGTGAAGCTGCGCAACAACTGCATCGGGCAGGATATCCGCGAGCCGATCCACACGCTGACCACTGGTGGTCACATGGGCGAAGTGCGTGCTTTCCTGCTCAAGTATTACGGCCACGGCGAAGGACAGGCACTGCAGGACCCGCTGCACACCGTCACCACCAAGGACCGCCACGCACTGGTCATGATTAAGGGCGAGCCCTACGAGATCGTCGACATCGGCATGCGCATGCTCGAGCCGCACGAACTGTTCGCCGCCCAAGGCTTCCCGGCCGACTACATCCACGACCGCACCGCCGGCGGCAAGAAGCTCAGCAAGGCCGCGCAGGTGCGCATGTGCGGCAACAGCGTCTGCCCACCCGTCGCCGCAGCCCTCGTGCGCGCCAACCTCAGCCAGCAGCAGATTGGGGAGGAAGCGGCATGACCTGCTCAATCTTCTACAGCACCGAGATGCCCAACGATCGCGCCAAGGTCAGCGGCGCCCTACCCCGCGCACCACAGCGCTGGCAGATGGAGTGGCTGGTCAAGACACCCGACGGTCGCACCCACATCAACAACTCGCGCACCATTCAGCGCGCCACTGTCTCCGAGGTCCACGCCATCATGGCCAGCACCATCGCCGACATCAAAGCCGAAATCGGCGACCTGGCCACCTTCATCAGCTGGCGACTCACCAGCCACGGCGGCACCAGGAAAAACCGCAAGGGAGGGAAGCGGCGATGAACACCGCATTTCTGCTGATGGCGCAGTACAACGGCCAGGCGATCATCCCGCTCGAGCGGGTCTGCACGGACTACTTCAGCCACCTGACGCCGGACAAGCTCCAGCGCAAGGTGGCCGCTGGCGAGGTGGATCTCCCGGTGGTCCGCATCGAGGGCAGCCAGAAGGCAGCCAAGGGCGTGCACCTCACCGACCTGGCGTCTTACCTCGACGAGCAACGGCGCAAGGCCGTGGCCGAGAATGACAAGCTCCACGGCCGATTCAAGCGGGCCAGCTGATCACTGTCCCGCCCTATCCACCCTGGCCCCCAGCTCAACGGGCGCGGCTATTATCTTCTCCAACCAATGCCAGCCGGCATATGGGTCGCCCCGCCCCCGCAGATGGGTATAACGCCTCAGCGAATTCCAATCCCGATGGCCAGACACACTGGCCACCCGCGGGATATCCCAGTCCATCTCGAACAACCGGCTCACGCCATCATGTCGAAGGTCGTGAAACCATAGGTCGTCCAGCTCCAGGAACTGGCCCGCCCGGGTAAACGAAGCGGAGATCGAGTCACTGTTGTACGGAAAGATTTCTTCACACTGCCTCGGCATGCTATGCAGAATCGCCCAGGCCTCATCCGGCAGATGGCACCACACATCGTTGCCGATCTTCTGGCCAGGGTTCTTCATATCGCGAACCAGTACCGCCTGCCTCTTTTCATCCAGGTCGGCCCATCGGATACGCGTTATCTCTTCCTGACGCCGCGTGGAGAAAATGGCGAAACCGATGACCTTCGGCATGTTGATGGAGGTCGGGCGGCGCTTCTGCATCTCGAAGAAATGCTCGAGCAGCCTGTCCAGTTCATCCGCCGCAGGCCGCCGATCGCGCTCTTTGCTCTTGGTGCGCACCCCGAGTTTGCGCAACACCTTGCGCGCATCACCAACCGCGTGCGGGTCAACGTCATAGCCCCAGGCCGGCTTGGCCACCGATAGAACCGCACCAAGGTGAGCCAGATCGTTGCCAACGGTCTGCCCTTTCACACCGCCGCCCTCTGGCCCCATCCGCCAGGTCGCAAACTCCACCAGCCGCTGGCTGTTAACCTCGGCATCGGTCAAGTCACCCAGCCAAGTGCTACCAATCGCTTTCAATGTTGCTCGCTTGGTCTTGCCCAGGGGCCGAATCCGTTCGTACTCCTCAAGGTACTGATCGATGATATCTCGCAGTATCAGCGCCTTCCGATTCGCCCGCTCGAGCGCACCGGGCTCGGCCAGCTCCGTCTCCCGTCGCTTTACCCAAGCCTGGGCAGTCTGCTTGCGGTCGAAGGTCTGGCTTTCTTGGTAGACTACCTTTCCTTCGCGCTTGATCCTGATCTGCGCGGTATACCCAACCCCGCCGCCCTTGCGCGGCCGCGCCGTTATCGTCCCCAT